GTTAGGTCAAAAAGTGGATTGGCATTAAAAGAAGGTTTAATGGTATTAAACTCACCTGGCACGGTAGATAACGGATATACAGGTGAAGTACAAGTAATCATATTTAACACCAACAACCATGAGTATTCCATCAAAAAAGGAATGAAAGTCGCTCAAGGAGTATTTTCAAATGTGTTAAACGGAAACATAATTGAATTTATAAAAACAGATAAAATAGAAGATAAAGATAGAAATGCAAACGGTTTTGGTTCAACTGGAATCTGATAAAAGTCCAGTATTGTCATATAGTTTAAAAAATTATCTCATTGATATTGATGGGACAATAACGGAGGATGTTCCAAACGAACAATCCGAAAGAATGGGAACAGTAGAACCCTACGAAGGTTCTGTTGAAATGATTAACACTTGGTATGGTGAAGGTCATATTATTACTTTTTTTACATCAAGAACTGATGAGCATGAATTGGTAACAAAACAATGGTTAGAAAAATGGGGATTCAAATATCATAACATCTTGTTTAATAAACCAAGAGGCGGAAACTACCATTGGATTGATAACCATATTGTAAGAGCAACTCGTTATAATGGTAAGTGGTCAAAATTAATTAACAAAACACATAATATAGAAGTATTTGAAGAATGATAACAATAGGTTATAGTACAAGAGTTTCAAATCCAAAGTTCTCACAATATTTGAGACAATCTTGCGGATTAAAAGGTGTCGAAATAATTGAGAAAGTTAATAATGGTGAAAAATCATTATCTCAGGTTTATAATGAGATAATTGATGAGTCATCAAATGATATTCTTGTTTTGTGTCATGATGACATATATTTTGATACAAATAGGTGGGGTAAAAAATTATTAAGGTCATTTGATAATCACTCAGATTATGGGATTTTGGGAGTTGCGGGAAGTACTTATATGCCAAAATCGGGTCAATGGTGGGAGGATAGGTCCAAAATGTTTGGAGTAGTTAATCACGAACACGAAGGTAAAAAATGGGTCTCAAGATATTCTCAAAATGAAGAACACGAAGTTAAACAAACGGTTATTGTTGATGGTTTATTTATATCATTAAATAAGAATAAAATCAAAAAGAGGTTTGATGAAACTGTAGAGGGATTCCATTTTTATGATGTACAATTTACATTCCAAAACCATATAGAAGATGTTAAAGTTGGGGTTATTTTTAATGTTAGAATAACTCACAAATCAATTGGAATGACAAATGAAAAGTGGGAAAATAATAAACAAATTTTTGCAAACAAATATAAAGACATTTTACCCTTAAAAGTTAAAATAACCGAATCTGATAAATTAAAGGTCTTGATTGGGTGTTTATTTTTCCAAAAATTTACAGGTTCTGAAATGTATGTTTATGAATTATCAAAAAATTTAGTAAAATTAAACTGCGATGTTACAGTGGTTGCTTCAGAAACCAATGGTCCACTTGTCAGTATGGCGGAAAAAAATGGTGTCAAAGTAAAAAATATAAGAGAAACTCCAGGTTTTAAATTGGGTGATGGTAAATGGATGTTAAAAACCCAAAATGGTCAAGAAGTTTCAAAACCTAACCAATATTATAAAATGTCAGAAGTTAATTTTGATATTATTCATTGCCAACACAAACCAATAGTAGATATAATGAACATGTTGTATCCTAACATTGATAAGATATGCACAATACATTCAGAAGTTATAGATTTAGAAAATCCGGTAAAACATCAATCCATAAAAAAATACATAGCAATTAGGTCCGAAATAAAAGAACATATTGTAAATAATTTTCAAATAGACGAAAAAGATGTTGATGTAATTTATAATCCTGTTGATGAGACAAAGTTTTACAATAAAAATTTACCATCAAAAAATTATATATTGTTCGTCGGTTCTATCGATTATTTAAGAGAGAAAACTATACGAGATTTGATTGAATACTCTAAATCAGAAAACAAGGAATTATGGTTAGTTGGCGAGAATAAATCATCCTATCTAAACGATATTTTGAAAAATGAACATGTAAAACATTTCAATCCAACATTAAATGTTGATAAATACATACATGAGTGTAGTGAGACCGCAGGAATATTGTTAGGTAGAACAACCATTGAAAGTTGGATGTGTGGTAAACCTAGTTGGATTTACAATGTCGATAAATTTGGTAATATTTTAGAGAAAAAACAATTTGAAGTACCTAATGATATTTTTAAATTTAATTCTAAAAACGTCTGTGAAAATATAAAAAAACAATACATCAATAATATAAATTATGATAGTGTTAACAACAACCTATAATTGTGAAAATTATATCGATTTATGTCTTAACAGTTTAATGAGACAAAATTTCAAAAATTTCAAGTGTTACATTACCGATGATATGTCCACTGACGGAACTTTAGATAAAATTAAAAACAAAATAAATGGAGATGACAGATTTATTTTAATTCAAAATACCGAAAAACTATTCCAACCAGGAAACTACGACCAAGTATTAAGAGATAATAATAACATAGATGATTGGGAAGTATGTGTGGAGGTTGACGGTGACGATTGGTTACCTGATGAGTTTGTTTTGGATAGGGTAAATTCATTATATAATAATAAAAAAATTTGGTTAGCAAATGGTAGTTTTATTTATAGTGACGGCAGGTCTGGGTTTGCAAAACCATACTCAAGTTTTGATAATATTAGGGAAGAAGTTTTTACATTAACACATTTAAGAACTTGGAGGGTTTTTTTGTGGAGAAATATTCTACAACAAGATTTAAAAGATGAAAACGGTTCATACTGGAGTGTGTCTGGCGATTTGTCATTCATGTATCCCATGGCAGAAATGTGTGGAATAGAACACTACAGATTTATGAAAGATATAAATTATATATATAATGAACATAATCCACTGAACGACCACAAAATTAATTTAGGTTTAGTTTCAGCAACGACACAAAAAATAAGGAAAATGAATCCATATAACAAGTTAATTTTATAAAAAATATGAACAGAACGAATTTAGTAGGCACTATTGATAATAAATTTTCAGAACAGAAAAAACAAGTTTGTATATTTGCTGATAACTTTGATTTCAATCACGTACTTTTGGAAAGTGCGGATGTAAAAGTTTTTTTGCAATGCGAACCTAAACAGTTCAATAGAATGAACCTTGTATTACAAAATCATGAAAAATTTGATTTGATTTTGACTCACCAAGATGAAATATTAACTAATTGCAGTAATTCATTGGTTTTTCCTTGGGGTGATTGTTGGATTTCAGAAGAAGACCAACAAATACATAATAAAAGTGAATTATTTTCGATAATTGCTTCACCTAAAAGACATACCAGGGGACATCAGTTGAGACACGAAGTTATAAAATTAAATAATTCCAATTTAACGGCGTTTGGTCCCGAATATAATGATATAGGAAGTGAATTGAAATCGAAAATCAAGGCCAGCAAAAATTTTGCTTTTCAGGTAGTCATTGAAAATGAATCTTGGGAAAATTGTTTCACAGAAAAATTAATTGATAGTTTAAGAACTGGTTGTATCCCAATTTATTGGGGATGTACTAATATAGAAGATTTTTTTGATGTTAGAGGTTTTTTTGTTGTTAATAATTTGGAAGAAATTAATTTTCTTCTAAATAATCTTACTTTTGAAGATTACAATTCTCGAATTGAATATGTAAAAACCAATTACGAAATATCAAAAAAATATTTATCAATATACAAAAGAGTTGACAATATTATTTCAGACTTTATAAACCAAAAATATAATTTTGATGACAATTGAAATTGTAATTTTATTTTACATTGTTAAAACCTATGAATGTTTTCAAGTCTGTCTATTTTAGATATCAACTTATTTTACAAAAATAATCTATTATATTATTTATTGATAAATAAAATATAGTCATAATTGGACATTTCAGAAGTCAAACATAACAACAAAAAAAATTATAAAATTTATAACTCATTATGAAAGTTTCTATTTGCATACCTACTTGGGAGCAACATGGGTATGGAGTTTTTTTCTTAAAAAATTTATTAGACACCATAAAAAATCAATCCTATCAAGATTTAGAAATTATAATATCAGACCATAGTGATGACTATGAAATTAAAAATTTATCAAAATCTTATTCAGAACTTTTAGATGTAAAATATATAAAAAATAATAACCTAAAAGGTAATAGCCCACATAATACAAATCAAAGTATAAGATATGCCACAGGTGAGATAATTAAAATAATGTTTCAGGACGATTTCTTTGTAGATGAAAATGCACTAAAAATCATCAATGAAAAATTCTTAAATAACAAAACAATGTGGGTGGTTAATGGATGTAATCATACTAATGATGGTTTGAACTTTTATGGTGAAATGACACCACAATGGAATGATAGATTAATTTTTGGAGTAAACACAATAAGTTCTCCTTCTGTTTTAAGTTTCAGGAATCAAAATGTTTCTTTTTTTGATGAAAATCTTACAATGTTAATGGACTGTGAATACTATTATCAACTTTATTTGAAATATGGTGAGCCTACCGTTTTGAACGAAACATTAATTAGTAATAGAATTCATCAATTTCAAATTAGTACCAATTACGAGGGTAATATTAATGAAGAGATAAACTACATTAAAAAAAAATATAAATGGTAACTTGTAGTTTGATGGGGGGTCTCGGTAATTACATGTTTCAAATTGCCACGACATTATCGGTGTCAATAGACAATTCTATTGAATATTTTTTTAATATAAACTCAGTATCTAAAGCACATAACCACATAAATACATATACTCAAAATATTTTTAGAAAAGTAAAATTTGTAGAACATGTTTTACCAATAGAAAATGTTTATGCTGAACCATTTTTTCATTATAATAAAATATCCTATAAAAATAACTTATTATTACAGGGGTACTTCCAAAGTGAAAAATATTTCAAACATAATACAGAAAAAATAGTTGATTTGTTTGAGATAGATGTCTCTTCAAAAAAATATATAGAAGATAAATATGGTACTTTGTTAAAAAATAATACATGTTCATTACATGTTAGAAGGGGGGATTATTTAGGATTACCTGATTTTCACCCTTCATGTGATATTGATTATTACAAACAAGCAATGGATTTTTTTGATGATGATACACTATTTCTAATATCATCTGACGATATTTTATGGTGTAAAAAAAATTTAATTAAAAAAAATATAATTTATTTGGAAAACAATATCGACTATTTAGATTTGTGGATAATGTCATTATGTAAAAATAATATCATTGCAAATTCTACTTTTTCTTGGTGGTCGGCATGGTTAAACCAAAATGAATCAAAAAAAGTGATTGCGCCTATAAAATGGTTTGGTAAATCTTTACCACTAAACACTGAGGATTTGATACCGAAGGAATGGATAAAAATTTAAAAAACTTGATAAATTACGTCAAATATTCTATAATTTAGATTATAGTTGTTATGAAAGTAAATTAAGGTCAATTAATCACAATTATAATATATCAAAATAATATTTTGACTTCCATGTCAGAATAAAATCATAAATAAAAGAATTTATTCGAAGTGTAAAAAAATGAGGGTGTGTGTTATAGGTGGTGCCGGTTTTATAGGGCACCACATTGTTAATAAATTTCTGTCTTTAAATCACGAAGTATTAGTAATAGACGATTTGAGTACTGGTAAGTTAGAAAATTTACCAATTGAATGTGAGTTTATTAAATTGGATATTTCCGAAGTTAATATTGACACATTAACTAAACACTTAGAAAATATTGACTTGGTTTACCATACGGCTGCTAAAGCACGTGTTCAACCTTCAATAGAAGACCCTCTTTTATATAATAAAAAAAATGTAGATTCGACATTAAAAGTTCTTATATCTAGTCATAAGGCAAAGGTTAAAAGAGTCATTTATTCGGCATCTAGTAGCGTATATGGTAATACCGACAATTTTCCTACAACAGAGGATACTAAAACTAATCCATTGAGCCCGTATGGATTACAAAAATTCATCGGGGAACAATACTGTAAGTTATTTTCAGAACTTTATGGGTTAGATACGGTCTCGTTGAGATATTTTAACGTGTACGGTGAAGGTATGTTAGACGAAGGAGCATATTGCACTGTAATTGGTATTTTTGGTAAACACTATCGTGAAAATAAAAAATTACCAATCACAAATAATGGAGAACAAAGAAGAGATTTTACTTATGTTGGAGATGTTGTTGAAGCGAACTATTTAGTAGGTATGTCCGAATCTAAATTACATGGGGATGCCTTCAACGTTGGGAATGGAAAAAACTATAGCATTAATCAAATCGCAGAATTATTCGAAACAGAAACTGAGTTTATTGGAAATAGAATCGAGCCGTACCAAACCTTAGCCGACAACTCCAAAATTAAAAATAAATTCGGTTGGCAACCAAAAGGAGATGTTATTACTTGGGTTAAAAAGTATAAAAGTAAAATTAAATAAAATGAAGATAGCAATTTTAACCTCAAAATTTGGTCATGGATTAAAGTTACGAGACCCTAATATTAAATTTGAAAATGTTGATTATTTTGCATTTGTAGATAAAACAAATAATGATTGTAGAATATGGAACCAAGTAGAATCTTTGGATTATAGTTTGGATGAAAGATTTAAAGACAGAAGAAATGCTAAAATATATAAAGTTATGCCGCATCTTTTTTTACCTGATTATGATTATTGGTTTTGGGTCGACTTGACTCATGAGGTAATTATGAATCCTTTTGAAGTTATAAAAAATTTTTTAGTAGATGAAGAAATTGGTCTATGGAATCACACTTCAAGAAAATGTATTTACCAAGAAGCGGATGCTGTAAGTCTTTATGGTTATGACCATAAAGATTTGTTAGATGCTCAAGTACAATATTATAAAAATAACGGTTATCCTGAAAATAACGGTCTATTTGAATTACCTGTCAGTATTAGAAAAAATACAGAAAAAATTAAAATCTTAAATTTAAGATGGTGGGAACAAATATGTAGATTCTCCTCAAGGGACCAAATAAGTCTTCCATTTGTTTTGTGGAAAACCAACATAAAGCCAAAAATACTTCCAGGATGGGCTAATGGGGGATTCAATCAAAATTCAATAATGCCTCAAGTAAGAAATAAAGGAGAATAATATGTGTAGTTTTATTTTTTCAAACAAAGAAATAATAGATATTGATAATGTCAATTATTTCAATAAATTCAGAGGTCCTGATAACACAAATCTATTTAAAAAAAATGGTTACACTTTTTTACATAACTTACTTAGTATAACTGGCGAATTTAAAATACAGCCATTTGTAGATGATAACATAGTTTGTTTATATAATGGCGAAATTTATAATTTTGAAGAATTTGGTAACTTTAAATCAGACGGAGAATGTTTAATACCTCTTTATAAAAAAGAAGGTGTTAGTTTTATAAAAAAATTGGATGGTGAATTTGCAGTAACTTTGGTGGACTTCGATAAAAATTTGGTAGTCATATCAACGGACACCTTTAAAACCAAACCAATTTTCTACACACTAACCGACGGTATTGGTGTATCATCTTACAGTGAACCATTAAAAAGACTTGGTTACAACAATGTTTCCAAAATGGAACCTAACACAACTTTGGTAATTAATTTAACAACCAAACAAATTATTGAGAAACATTCAGTGCATGATTTTGACATAAACAATCAAAATAAGAGCAGTTATGATGATTGGGTTACCGCATTTGAAAACTCAATAAGAAAAAGAACAAATAAAATTCGTGAAAAAGTTTTTATAGGGTTGAGTGGTGGTTATGATAGCGGTTCAATATGTTGTGAATTGTTAAATCAAAATGTTGTGTTTAAGACATATTCTGTTATAGGTAACGAAAATCAAAAAATTTTAGATGCAAGAATATCGTTATTGAAAAATAACGAACATAAGTTTCTAACAAAAAACCAAGATGAGGTTATTATTGCTTATGAATATATAAAAAAATCAACCGAACCGTTCAAATACCTAACATATTCTAAATCTAGTGATTATAATGAGTTCTGGTTGTCGTTAATTGATGACAACGGCGCTAAACATTTATCGCATGTGTGTAGACATGCTAAAGAAGATGGAAAAAAAATACTTTTATCAGGGCAAGGTGCTGACGAAATATTTTCCGACTATGGTTTCGACGGTAGAAAAATATACAACCACAGTAATTTTGGAGGTAAATATCCAAAGGATTTGAATGAGATATTTCCATGGCCTAGTTTTTTTAATAGTTCTATGGAATCGTATATCGCTAAAGAAGAATATGTTGCCGGCTCATATGGAATAGAATCAAGATATCCATTTTTGGATTTGAATGTTGTCCAAGAATTCCTTTGGTTAAAACCTGAACTTAAAAATTTACATTATAAATCTGTTCTTTATTATTATCTTACAAAAAATAATTACCCTTTTACTGAAAATGAAAAGATTGGATTTTAAAAAAAATTATGAAAGAATTTGAAAAATATAAAGAAATATATTCTGGTTTAGTTGGCGAAGATTACCAAAAAACACACGGAGAGGGTTACGGTAGAGGTTTTTGGGGTGAAAATGCTATCAATTTTATTTTGAATGAGAGCCCCAAGTCGGTCTTGGATGTTGGTTGTGGTTATGGACGATTTTGTGACGCAATATCCGATAAGGTTGATTCTGTGTATGGTCTTGACATTGCCAGTGTAATAACAGATAATGTCATAAAAAATTCTAACATAAAATTTATGCACGGTGAGGCCAAAAATTTACCGTTCGAAAATAATAGTGTAGAGTGGATAACATCCTTCGATTGTTTAGAACACTGTCTGACCGAGGACATTGACAAAATATTTGATGAGTTTGATAGAGTGTCAACAAAAGGATGGGTATTATCAATCTCATATTTACCTGATGCCCACAAAGATACAATATTACATATGACCGTTCAACCGGAAAATTGGTGGATTGAAAAAATAGAAAAATATGGAAAAGTGACTTTAGGTGAATTAATCGGAAACTCCAATAATAGGTACATTATATTAAAAAAATAAATTATGGATGAAAATAGTTTGAGATTGATTGAGAATGAATTTGGTACAACTTCATTCAAATTTTTTGATAAAATTATCAAATCGATTCAAAATGGTAAATTAATTGATATTGGTGTCTATCAGGGCGCTAGTTCTAAATTAATGATTGATTCATGTTTGAATAATAATAATATAATTTATGGAATTGACCCAATACCATACTTCAATAGTAACAATCCAAATTATAATTATTTAAAAGAAGATTCTGTACATGTTGGTCAGAATTGGAAAAGTGGTGAAGTGAATTTGGTTTTTTTTGATTCTGTACACGCTAAAGAACAAGTGCTTTGTGAACTTTACTATTGGTGGGATTTGATAGCCGAAGGCGGATTTGCGATATTTCATGATACAAGTTGGGAAGGATACGTACACAAAAAAGGGCATCCTTGTGAAGGTAAATTTACTGGTAACTCCGGATTAGGATATGACACATATGGAGGTATCAATTGGGAAACACCAGACAAAGCAATTAATGAGTTTTTCAAAATAGAATTAAATGGTGATATGAGGAACATAACTTCACAGGAAGTATATAAAATATACGAAGATGACTTCATTTTAGTTGAAACTATTTACTGTGACTTGGGAATGACATTCATAACCAAAAAAAAACATAAAAATTTTAAATTGAATATTAATAATTGGGGTGAGATATTCAATAAAAGAAAAATTTTATTGTCCTATTTCAAATAATTATGTCTTATATTATAAATTACTCTTCCGGTGGGTTAGGTAATAGACTTATTCCATTATCCTGTGTAATCGAATTTGCCAATAAAACTAATAGAGAAGTTGGAATAATTTGGCCTAAAACCTTGAGATGTATGGCAAATTTTAACTCTCTATTTGATAATAATTTCAAATTTTTTGAAATACCAAACTTAGACCCTACGGATACTGTAATATATTCACAAAGAGAATTTATAGAACATGATGCAAATCTCAATAATAACATAGACTTATTAGAATTATCAAAAAAATGTGATTTCAAATCTTTAAATTTGATGAGTCATTTAGAAAAAGAAAATAAAAAAAACATAATTATATATCACAATACGTCATTTATAAGTGACGAACTTATATCTAATCAACTAAAACAACTAAAACCAACAAAATACGTATTATCTGAGGTTGATGATTTTTGCAAAAAGAACTTAATAGATTCGAATGTAGTTGGGATTCACGCTAGAAGCACTGATTTTGTAAATTCCAATTTGTCTGACTATACTGATAAAATAATCAATTCTATAAAAAATAATAGTCAAATAAAAATATTATTTTGTTCTGATAATGTGAATTGGGAAAGACATGTTAAAATATCATTCCCAAACAATATAATTATACGAGAAAAAAAGAGTTTTGTTGAAAAACACGATATACATCGGAGTTGGATAAATAATGTATTAACAACTGAAGAAAGTGTTGTTGAAGGTTTAATCGATATCTACCTTTTGTCGAAAACAAATTTTTTACATTACAATCCTGAAAGCACTTTTGCAAAAATTGTAAAATTATTGAAATTATGAAATGTTTAACAATAAAAAGAGGTCCTGATGGATTTGGTTCACAATTATTCAGTATAATTTCAGGTATTCTATATTCCAATTATAAAAATTACAAATATTATCACACAAAAATAGAAAATATTAAATTAGTTGATAAAGTGTCGTATCAAAATGATGAAATTATTTTAGCAAACAAACTAATTGATAATTTTATTAATAATATGGGTTATGAAAGTTTACTTGATAAACAATGTGATACTTTACCTTTTACTCATGATTTAATTTTTGACGAAGGCTCAGAATTATTCTTCACAGAGTCAATAATGGATAAATTAAAAAATTCATATTTTTTCGATTCAAAAACAAATTTTGACAATGAAAAAATTAATGTTGCCGTACACATTAGAAGAGGTAATGATGTTTTAGAATCTGACAAAACATTTAGATGGATTGAATCTAGCGTATACGATGATTTAATTTATAAAATTAATTCTAAGATTGAAAATGCGCATTTTTATGTATATTCTTGGAACGAACCTAATTTGTCAATAAATATACCTAATCTAACTTACAAAACAGTGGAATCTGGAAATAGATTTATAGATGATTTTCATGAGTTGGTGAATTCAAATATACTTGTTGTCGGCTCAAGTACATTTAGTATTTCAGCGGGCTTCTTCAATAAGGGAATGGTAATATGTGATAATACATTATGTAAGTTACATAAGACACCAATACCACAAAAATGGAAAGAAAATTTCAATAAATTATTAAACACTTAAAATGAAAGAAAAAAAAATATTAGTTACAGGTTCTAATGGTCTTTTAGGAACGGCATTGAAGAAAAAATTAGGGGTTAATCATCTTTACCACACAAGAGCCGATGCCGATTTGACGGACTACTTAGAAACATATAAGTATATCAAATACGCAGTCCAAGAAAAAAAAATCGACACAATAATTCATTGTGCTGCTAAAGTTGGTGGTATAAAAGCCAACATGGAAAATAATGAAGAATTTTTCAGGATTAATTATTTAATAAACAACAATGTATTAAGGTCTGCCGCAGAATTCAAAATAGAAAACTTTGTAAACGTACTCTCCACTTGTATTTTTCCCTCAGAAAATGTAACATTTCCATTAACACCAAATCAGATAGATTGCGGGGAACCTCATATAACAAATTATGGGTATTCATATTCAAAAAGATTATCTGGTTATGAAACCAAAATATTCAGAAAAATCTTAAATAAAAATTGGTATTCGGTGATTCCTACTAATATATACGGACCAAACGACAACTTCAATTTGGAAACAAGTCATTTGATTGCAGGAATGATACATAGGGCCTTTTTATCAAAAAAAGAAAACAAAAAATTTGAGATTTGGGGTGATGGTAATCAATTACGTCAATTTATCTTCGCTGAAGATTTAGCAGAACTAATTATATGGTCTTTAGATAATTGGAAAAAAGAAGAACACTGTATGCTTATCAATGAAACGGAGATTTCAGTTTTAGAAATTGCTTCACTAATTAGAAAAAAATTAGGGTTTGTTGACGACGAATTAGTTTTCGATTTGACTAAACCAAAAGGGCAACATCGTAAACCAGCCATTTCAGACGTTAGAAATTTTAATTTTAAATCAATAAATGAAGGTATTGATGAAACTATAGAATGGTTTATAAACAACTACAATGATATTAAAAAATGAAAAAAATTAATTTAGTGAGTGACACAATAGATAAAAAAGACATCATGACTCTAAGTCAATGGTTGTTACAAGACGAAATACCAAGATTAACAAAGGGAAACTTAACTTGGGAACTCGAAAAAAAATGGGCAAACAAAATTGGTACAAAATTTTCTGTATTTGTCAATTCAGGTTCTTCGTCAATTTTATTAACGTTAGCGTCTTTAATACATTCTAAAAGATTAAGGAATAATAAAATAGTAGTTCCGGGTTTGAGTTGGGCAACCGATGTAAGTTCACCAATATTACTTAATATGGAACCTATTTTGTGTGATTGTAATTTGAAAGATTTGTCTTGTGATTTGGAACACTTAGAACAATTGTTCTTAGAGTATGACCCATCTTGTTTCATTTTGGTATCAACCTTAGGATTGGTACCTGATATGGATAAGATAGTTTCTTTATGTGAAAAATATAACGTAATTTTATTAGAAGATGTGTGTGAAAGTATGGGTTCCAAATACGGTGAAAAATATCTCGGAACTTTTGGTTTTGCATCTTTTTTTTCTATGTATTTCGGACATCATTTATCAACAATAGAAGGTGGTTTTATAAACACTGATGATGAAGATTTCTATTACGCATTACTTATGATGAGAAGTCATGGTTGGGATAGAGATTTACCTGAAAAAGTACAAAAAGAGTTGCGTAATAAATACAACGTTAGTGAGTTCGATTCGTTATACACTTTTTATTTACCCGGATTCAATTTAAGGTCAACTGACTTACAAGCATTTTTAGGTCTTAGGGCCATAGATAAACTAGACAATGTTTCAACAATAAGAAACAAAAACTTTTCAAGTTATCAGAAATTCATTAAAGGTAATTTACTCCAAATACAAAATAGTGAAAATGATTTTATTTCTAATTTCGCGTTTCCAGTAGTTAAAAAAGAAAGAGAATCAATAATCAAATCCCTTAACGAAAATGGCGTAGAAGTTAGACCATTAATTGCTGGTGACATGTCAAAAAAACCAATGTGGTTAGAAAATTATGGAGAGGTGTTTTTACCTAATTGTGATTTAATAAATAAATTCGGATTTTATTTACCCAACCATCAAGATTTAACAACAGAACAAATTAATTTTATTTCTTCAATAGTTAATAATGGATAAAAAATTCGTAACAAATCAAATTTTAGACCACGGTATGGGGTCTAGGGTTTTAAAAATGATTAATTTATTTGCTTATGTAGAACTTTTAAAAAGAGAAGGAAAAAATTATGAGTACGTACACACACCATTGTCATATGAAGGATTCGGAAAAAATTTTGATAACAATCAATTACCCTTATATTACCATACATCAATACAAAATAATAGAGATGAATATCTTAAAATATGTAAAAGGTGGGATGATATGTTCGAATATAAAGGGTTAACCGTAAATCAAATAGGAGAAAGCACTTTGATTCCGCATATACATCCTGATTTTTTAGGTGGGGACCAATATCATTGTTATAATTTTACGCGAGAAATTAAAGAATTAATAATAGAAAAATTTAATTTACAAAAAAAAGAAAAAACAAAAAAAAACGAAATCAATGTCCACATAAGAAGAGGAGATGTTACCAATATAACTAATAATGATAGATGGTTAAGTGATGAATATTACTTAAATACTTTAGATTACCTTAAACAAAAATTCCCAAATTCTGAAATCAAAATTTATACGCAAAAAAAAAATTTCAATAAAGAGAAGTTTTCGAAATACAAAGTTTATTACGATGATGAAATTTTAGATAATGAGGTGTGGTTGAATTTTATGAATTCGGATATATTAGTAATTGGTAAAAGTTCTTTCAGTTACAGTGCAGGAATATTATGTGACGGTATTGTTATTTACCCTTCGGATGGAATGTTTCATCCTAAATTAAAAGATTGGAAAAATATATATGAATTATGAATAAAGTTTTAATAACAGGAATAAACGGACAAGACGGTTCCTACTTGGCCGAAATTTTATTGGAAAAGGGATACGAGGTGCATGGTACATTAAAAAGAAATTCTGTATCTGAAAATCAAACCGTAAGATTGGATTCTATCTACACAAAAATTGTGTTACATTACGCCGATTTAACAGATTTGTCTTCTTTAGTGTCAGTAATACAAAAAGTTATGCCTGATGAAATATATAATTTAGCGGCACAATCCCATGTTAGGATTTCATTCGACCAACCAATATACACCGCTAACTCCACAGGATTAGGGACTTTGAATTTATTGGAAGCGGTAAAGTTAATAAAACCTGATGCTAAGATATACCAAGCATCTTCATCTGAAATGTTTGGTAACTCAATTGACTCAGACGGATACCAAAGAGAAACAACACCAATGAATCCGGTCTCTCCTTATGGATGTGCAAAGGTATTTTCTTACAATATTTGTAGAAATTATAGAAATTCATATGGTATGAAAATATGGAACGGTATTTTATTTAATCACGAATCTCCCCGTAGAGGAACAAATTTTGTAACCAACAAAGTAGTTAAAGAGGCGGTTAAAATTAAATTAGGTTTATCTAATGAATTAAGATTAGGAAATTTAGATGCTACAAGAGATTGGGGTCACGCTAAGGATTATGTTGAAGCGATGTGGTTGATGTTACAAGATGATACACCAGATGATTATGTTTGTGCTACAGGTATTTCGCACTCCGTAAAAGATTTATGTGACTACACTTTTTCTAAATTAGGTTTAGATTATAAGCAATATGTTAAACAAGACCAAAAACATTTCAGACCTGAAGAATTAAATGATTTAAAAGGTGATTCATCTAAATTGAGAAAAAAATTAGGTTGGGAACCTAAGTATACATTCGAAACTATGATTGATGAAATGATTAATTATTGGTTACAATATTATGGAGAAAAAAAATGACACAAAGAAAAAAACAGAATTCTCAACCGAGGACTGAACCTTCAGAAAAAAAATTGACCAAAAAAGAATATATCAATTCTTTGGTTAGTAAAAAAATTAGAAACAAATTCCTTACTGAAAGTCAAAAAGAATATTACGAGTTATTAACTAATAACCAAATTGTGTTATGTTCAGGCCCCGCTGGTGTCGGTAAAAGTTATATCTCGATGAAGGCCGCAGTTGATTTATTATTAGACCCCGCCAACTCATACGAAAAACTTGTAATTGTTAGACCGGCAGTTGAAGCGGAAGAGAAATTAGGTTCATTACCAGGAAATGTGGAAGAAAAGTTGGACCCCTATATTTTTCCATCTTATTATCTTTTAAATAAAATCATCGGTAAAGAGGCCCGTGAAAAATTAAAGGAGGCGGAAATTATTGAGGTATTTGCCTTGGCTTATATGAGAGGTATGAATATCGATAACACGATATTGATTTTTGAGGAGGCACAAAACTCAACACCAAATCAAATGAAATTATTATTGACAAGGATTGGTTATAACTCTAAATTTTTTATATCAGGAGATTTAGAACAAACCGACAGATATAAAGACAAACGTCAATCAGGATTGTGGGACGCACTTCAAAGGTTTAAAGCATTAAATGACGTAGGTGTATTTGAATTTTCAGACAAAGATGTGGTAAGAAATCCACTAATTAGTAAACTATTAAAAAGATACGAAGAATGAGAATTGGTTTTGAATTAAATGGTGTCCTAAGAGATACAATTGAGAAGTTTAAACAAACTTACGAAAGATATTTAATTGACGAGGAATATGATGAAAAACTAAGGACCTACGAAGCAATTGATAATAACGAAGATTATAAAGAAATCTTAACTAACGTAGAGACACCATTCAAGTACGAGGTTTTATCTGAACCAGATTCACTTGATTTGGCAAAACATTTTGCATTTCCAAATAATGATGAGTTATATAATTTTATGTACCAAGAATTTCCAATGCAGATTTTTGGTCATGCTCCATCCACCGAGATGACATCGTTCAATGATTTAAATGATTTATATGTTAAATTAAGAGACGAACATGACTTGTTGATTGTTTCCGATGAGATTGGTAAATCAAAACCCGCATCACTTTTTTTCATTTCAAAATTTGGATGTTTGTTAGAGAAAGTAAAATTTTATTCCAATCAGACAATTAAATCTATGTGGGATGAAGTAGATGTTTTACTTACGGCAAATCCTGACTTATTATTAAATCATCCACAAAATAAAATTGTGGTTAAATATGAAACAAAATATAATAAACACGTTTCTTCCCCATATACAATTTCTTCATTAAAAGAATTTGAATCTATGTTGGAGAACATCTTAAAACAATACGCATAATGTTCAAAATTTTTAATGATAACTATTACATCGATATTGATGAAATTGAAAAATATATCAATATCCCAAATGTTTCAGGTGGTTCTGAAATGCACATCAACGTTGTGAAATACGAGGCCGTTAAAATGCTGTTGGAGGTTTTGGTAACCGAAGACGAAGAAATTGATGAGTCATTGGGTTTAAAGGGAGGAAACGGTTTAACTATCCCATTCAAATTAGCGTTTAATTCATTATTAAATAAAAAATTAATTAACAAATATTAATATGACACAAGAACAAATTCAAAAATTAGAAAAATCTATTGAGAATTTAAAAAATAAATCAGTAAGGATTTATTTTATGGTACAAGACACCAAAGGTAATGCAAGGGCGTCAATCGCATATACTTACCGAATGGCATTAACATTAAAGAAAAACGGATTTAATCCTGTAATTTTACATGAAAAACCTGATTATGCTGGCGTTGCAAATTGGTTGGGTCAAGAATTCATGGATGAACTCCCTCATAAACCAATTGAAGGTCAGAACTTGGAAGTGTCCCCTGAGGATTTTATTATTGTTCCTGAACTTTATGGTTTTGTAATGACGCAATTAGCGAATTTACCATGTGCTAAAATTGTATTATGTCAAGCATATGACCATGTATTAGAAACATTACAACCTGGTCAAAATTGGGTACAATTTGGTTTTACAAAATGTATTGTAACTTCAGAATCACAAAAAGAATATGTATCAGCATTTATGAAAAACATTTCATATGACATTATTCCTCCTGTTATTTCTGAGAACTTTGTTAAACAAGAATTACCACCAAAACCAATTATTGCAATTCACACAAGAGACCAACGAGATACTATGACTCTTATTAAAACCTTCTATCTGAAATACCCTCAATATCGTTGGGTTACATTTAGAGATATGAGAGGTTTGTCAGAAAAAGAATTTGCAAACGCACTTAAAGATTGTTTCTTATCTGTTTGGATTGACCCAACTAGTGGTTTTGGAACATTCCCACTGGAATCTATGAAGGTTGGTGTACCTGTAATTGGTAAAATTCCAAATATGTTCCCTGAGTGGATGAACGAAGATAATGGACTTTGGATTAGAGAACACAATCAGATTGTAGATTTCGTATCTGACTTTTTACATAATTGGTTGGAAGATAACATCAATGAATCACTTTATGAGAATATTGAATCTACTTCAAAAGCATATTCAGACACAAAAAAATTCGAAAGACAAGTTGTTGATACATTCAATAGATATATTGATACACGACTTGAACCATTCCAAGAACAATTAACTAAACTTGAAACAACAGAAAAATAATATGAGCGAGACATTAAATTTATCAGTAATATTACCTATTAAATCTGCAAAGGTTAAAGATTTTGAAGAACTTTATGATAAAGCAATTTCATCATTGAAATCTCAAAAGACACCATTTAATGAACTTATCATTGTTCATACAGATGAAGATAGATTACAAGAAGTGGTTAATTCATACGATTATGGTGATTTGAATGTAAAAAAATTGGTTTGGTCTGAAACTCCAAATTATACATCACAAATTAATTATGGGGTTGAAAACTCAAATTCAGAGTGGGTTTCATTTTTTGAATTTGATGATGAGTATTCATCAATTTGGTTTAAAAATGTTGCGATTTATGCAAAGGCATATAAAGATGTTGACGCATTTTTACCAATCGTCGTTGATATTGATGACAAAGGTACTTTTGCAGGTTTTACAAACGAAGCAACCTTTGCGGCAAACTTCTCACCTGATATGGGAATTTTAACTAATGATACTCTACAGAGTTATCAAAATTTCCAGTCATCGGGTATGGTGATTAAAAAATCCATTTTTGAACAGTATGGAAAATTCAAACCGTCATTTAAATTAACCTTTGTTTATGAATTCATGTTAAGAATGACACACAATTCTGCAAAGATTATGACAATACCAAAAATTGGATACAAACACGTTAATTTGAGAGAAGGTTCAATTTTTTGGAATTACAAAAATGGTTCGGATGTTTTGGTTCCTGATGAAATCAAATTTTGGATTGACGCAGCAAAAAAGGAATATTTGTTCACTGTTGATAGACAGATAAAATATGAACCACAAACCGTTTAATGACTTTAAGTGGAGACACGATAGATGAATTAAAGAAGAAGGGACGAAAACCAAAATCCGATAATTATTTTGACGAAAGAGAGGAAACTGCTGTAAGATTATTTTTATCCGCAAATACATTTGAGGAAAAAAACAAAATATATAATCAAGCGCTTAGAAAACCTTTAGACAAAATGATATCGTCAATTATAAGACGATATAAATTATACAGAAAGGATATGGATTTTCAGGAGATTCATGCCGACACCCATTCCTTTTTAATGACCAAAATTGAAAAGTTTAAGCCTTCTAAAGAGAAGAAGGCTTACTCTTATTTTGGTACAATCTGTAAAAACTATCTTATGGGTCAAATTATAAAAGACCAAAAAGATGTTAATAGAAAAATTTCATATGAGGATATATCATCTGATTTAGAAAATGAGGGAAGAGAAGATTTGATATATTACATCGAGGATGATAATATCACAAGTAATCAGATAATTGATAGATTTTTAGATAGTTTGGTTGAAATATTACAGGAAAAAAATTTATCAGAAAACGAAAGAAAGTTAGGAGAATCATTATACGAAGTATTTTTAAACTACGATACAATTTTTATTAGTACCGATAATAATAAGTTCAATAAGAATATTATTTTATTATCTCTACGAGAGATGACCAATTTATCAACTAAAGAAATAAGGGCTTGTATGAAAAAATACAAAAAGTTGTATTTTGATTTAATACAAAATATGGTTCGGTAAATATTTATAAATATGTCTAGACCACAAAAAAAGAAAATTGAGTTAACAAAAGAATCAATGTTATCTCTGATGCAAGAAATCTATAATGAACTTGTAGAGCAAAGAAATACTGCAATTCGTATCCAAAACAAGATGTTATCCATGATGAAAGACCCAGAGGATATGACATTAATTGGACCCGTGATTGAAAAACAACAAAAAATAATCAACGATTGTGTAGAAAAGAAATTACAACTTTCAAAACTGCAATCAACTATTTGGGAAAAATCTTCATCAAAAGAAGAAAGTTTCTCAATATCTGATATGGACGATGATTTGATTGAGGATTTAATCAAAAAAGATGTCGAGCAAAATAAAACCTTCAAACTTAAATAATGGCGGATTTAAACAAGGGGTATGGTGAGGCAAACAAAAAGATTAGCGGGTTCCAAACCTTTAAACAATCTAAATCAGACATAAAATCAATAACTTCAAAATTAGGTGATTCTGACTCACCTGCCGATTCCGATATTGCCAATCCACTTAACAAACTGGAGGAGCAAAAAAATAGAGCTCAAAAAGCAGTACAAGACCAAATTTCACAACTTTTGGGTGTTTTGAAACAGTTCAGTGGTCAAGGTTTGGCCACTACAAAAGTATTCAAAAGAATAATGGTTAAAACTGTAAAAAAAATAAGACCTGAAGTTGATGAGTTAGTTATTAATGAAATTATAAAATTATTAGGTTGTTCTCAACAACAATCATTCGAAGGTGACCAAGATTTTTATATAAAAGTAAGAACAGCCGATTTTAAAAACCTATTTCAAGTAGACCCCGAGTCCAATGTAGGTAAAACAAAATACGAAAAAAATAAAGATTTAGATAGTTTTGGACCTAAATACCCGTTAAACAGACAACTTTATAAAAGAATACAAGAAGAGGGTATTCCATATACCTTCAAAGGGGCATCTGAACAAGAGTTATTTGATATTAGTTATGTACAACAAGACGAAAACGGAACACCTGGTGATTTTTTTAAGGTTTCTTTAAAGAATAGACAAACTGTACCGAATAAAGTTGTCGAATTCTTGAGAGACTATTATAAAAGAGTTTCACTATTTGATTTCTCAATAATAATGGGTGAGTTAATGAATAATCTAACAGGTGCCGTGTCAATACAAGGAGGCGCGGGTGTAAGTACAACTAAAGATAATTCAAAATTTGGAAGAATCTTAGCAAGAATATTGGGTATGTGTTTTGACAATAGACGAGAGATTGATGTAAGTGGTGTTGCTAAAGTTGGGGAATTAGATAATTTGGATGATGATTTTTTTGAATTTACTGATTTGGATTTGATGTCTATTGACCAAGAAGTTACAAACATACAGAACAGTGCGGTTGAGATTGAGGGTTGTGATAATATCAAATTTCCTGTAAATTCTTTTGAAATTTTACAAGCAATCGATGATATAAATTTTGTTGATGAGAATGACGATGAGGCTTTACTTGCGGCACTTGATAATGTGATTAATTCATTTACGAATAGTCAAGCAGGAATAGGTATTGGTGTTGATATAAATCTTTCACTACAATTCAACTTCGGATTTGTGTCTAAATTTCCACTTTCATTTATTTCATCAATTTTTTCCCCTAAAGTATTTTTGGGGTTATTAATAATGTTAAAAGCCCTTGGAAAATTTACAATATCCAATGAGGTCGAATCTATGGTCGATTTTACAAAAAAATATAAATCATTAGTTGTTGGATTGGCCTCTAAAATTGGAGGATTGTTTGTGAGAGAACTTTTTAAATACATAAAAAAAGACATTGTAATTTTATTGAAATCTATTTCAAAAGATGTTGCAACAGAACTTAAGGACAAACAAACCGCTATGTACATTGCATTAGCCGCGTATCTGATTCAAATTATACAGATAATACAAGATTGGAGGCAATGTAAGTCAGTTTTGGACCAATTACTAGGTTTGTTGCAAATACCCGGATTACCAGGCCCTAATCAAATCGTTCCGCCACCACTCTTATTTTTCACACCTCAATTAAAAGGGTATTCTGCTGAACGTTCATACTTAGAATATATAAAAGAACTCCAAAAACTTGGGTTACCAACGGGACCACTACCTGACGGTAGTCCGAACTTGGGGTTGATTGGGGATTACGCCCTTTTGAAGGGTCAATCAAGTGAGTTATTTGCAAACGGTAAAACTGAATTTGTGATACCGGCCTTAGGAGTTACCCCAGCTGGTGTAACCTCACCAATTAATTGGTCAGGAAAATTCGTTTAAATTATGGACTTAGAAGAATTAAAAAAAATTGTTAATGAGTATGAGTCAAGACCTAATAGAGATTTGATTAAGGTTATGGACCATATCAATGAAGAATTTGAGAAAACAAAAAAGAATTTATTAACCATGACATATTATTTAGATAATTTAGAATCTACCTATAATAAAATTCTAAAGGAATATCAAAAAAGGAAAAATGGAGCAAATTAGTAAAATAATATTTCAAGGATACGTTGTTGACGCTGATGACCCTTTAAGATTAGGAAGATTACGAGTAGTACCTGAATCTGAAAATCTTGATGATATAAAATCAAATATACCACCCGAATGTAAAGATGACGGTGATATAGAAACAGGTCTAAAGAAAAAATGCAAATGGACTAAAGACGACCCATATGTAATCTTACCTTTATTACCATTTACCATCAACATAACACCTAAAAATGGTGAATTAGTCCATATTATATACCCAGTAGTTCAGGATGCTAATTCACAATCAAGAAAATTTGCCGATAGAGCCAGATTTTATTTGCCTGCAACCCCATCAACACCTCTGTCTGTTTCTTATGAAAACAAAACCGCATCAAAAACTAATTTAGCATATGGTGATAATTTTAAACAACAAAAAGGGTTGAAAGAAGTTGATGGTCGTATTCAAGAAAACACATTTGGTGTTTTTCCTGAACCAGAGGATAATTCATTATTAGGTCGTGGTAGTGCGGATTTGATTTTAAAAGAAGATACTGCACTATTAAGAGCGGGTAAATCCAAGAATATCGTAGGACCATCCACTAAGTTACCAACTTCAAATGAAAAAAGAGCTTTTTTACAACTTACAGATTTTACAACTAATCAAAGTAAACAACAAAAAGTTTCATCATTACAAATAACACAAAATTATAATCAATTAATTTTACTTATTGAGTGGCATATATTAAATCCAGAAAATGAATTTGGTGTTTTTTCAGGGTACATTAATTTATACAATGTTCAAAGAAATGTTGTTGATAAACTTAATACGAGAAATTTCAGAGTAGATACGGATGTTGAATCCTTAAAGGGGTCTCCATTACCTGTTAGTATTAACTTTATTGGTAAATCATTTGATGAAGTTTTAAATATATTTAACTCATTTATAAACGGATTAAATGAGGGTAAAATTTTTGTTTCAGGATATACACAAACCGCATTTGTACCTTCACAGGGTAAACAATTTCCGTTTGCGTTTAGACCTTCCCCCGCAACCTATAAAAAAATGATTTCACAAGGCCCAAATCCTTTGGCCGAAGTATTTGAAACCGCAAATCTAACTAGATTTTATCAAAACATAGGTTTAAACAGGGGTAGTAAAGATAGAGGTTTTGGTATTATAACACAAAAAAATTCGTCATCACCGCCAACATCAATTAAAACACCATCTTATAAACCTGTTGCATCAAAAGAAGATGGAATTTCATATGGTATGTTAGGTGCCCAAAAAATTTATATTTATTCACACGACAGTCAAGTGGGTGTAAAAAAACCATCTTTACGAAATACCATTTATGGTATTAATCAACCCAAGTTTTTGGAATTGGAAGACAGTACAGAACCGATGGTTAGAGGTCAAAAACTAATGGATTTAATAAATTTGGTAGTAAAATATTTGATAGCCCACGTACATCCTTATCACGGAATACCACCCGTTCCTGTTGCATCAGACGGAACACAAGCAGGAGAAATTTTACAAAAAATGTTGGATGCTCCAAATACAATATTAAACGAGAACATTAGAATTAACTAATTTGTTTTTATTGATATTTATAGAAAAACAAAAAAATGTCTATAAATAATTCATATTTCAGTAGAAATAATACCATATTATCTAACGTTTATACAAACACAGGAAAAGCCCCTGTGACACAATTATATTTTGGAAATATAAATCCTGAAAATCCAATACCTGTTTATTCTAGATTTATTTTTAATTTAGACTTATCTTTATTGGAAGAAAAAATCTCAAACGGTATAATCCAAACAGGTTGCACATCATCAATGACTCACACATTGATTATGACTAACACGGCCTTTTCTTCTCCTGATTTGTTAAAAGCGAACAGATTTGGTGATACCATAACAAGAGGTGCAGGATTTGATTTGATATTATTTAGAATACCGTTAACATCAGGAGCGACAGGTATGGAACAAACTTGGGATGAGGGATTAGCGTCGGTTTATGATTTAGGAATACAAATTAATGACACGGAATCTTTGTTTTCACGAGAAAATTATTCTACAGAACCATCAAATTGGTTTAAAAGGAAAATTACAGATGATTGGACAAACCCTGGATTATATAATAACGAAAACTCTCTGACAGGTTTAACAGGGCTTAATTATTCTGCTCTCACAATTATTGCTGAACAACATTTTGAATTTGGAAATGAAAACATTTCATTTGATATGACAAATGAAATAAATGGAATTCTAAATGGTACAATTACTGGCGTTACAGGTTGGGGTGTTGCATTTAAACCATCGATTGAATTATTAACAGGGTTAACTTCGTATTATTCAGTTGGATTTTTTACTCGTCATACTCAAACTTTTTACGAACCTTATTTATTAACGGATTATGATGATTTAATTCAAGATGATAGGGATTTATTCTCATTGGGAAGAGCAAACAAACTTTATTTATATGTTTATGAAGATGGAAGTCCAATTAATTTGGATTCTAACCCATATGTTAATATTATAGACAGTACAGGAGAACCAATATCAGGATTGACATCATTAACTACTTGTAGAAAAACAAAAGGGGTTTATGAAGTTATTATACCAGCCTTATTAGGATATAAAGCCCCTTGTACATTTAATGACGTGTGGACAGGAATTACTCTAAATGGAATTACACTACCAAACATAGAAAATGAATTAATTGTAAGACCTTATTCATCGTCAATTTCAATTGGTACCTCAACAAACGACCCATCTGTTTATGGTTTTGATTATTATGGTATAAGACAAGATGAAAAAATTCTAAATACTGACATTAGAAAAGTGGGTGTCATAATAAAAAAAGAATATACATCAAATCAACCTCTTAACAAAATCAAAGCGTATTATAGGGTTTATGTTAAGGAGGGTCAAACAGAAGTTCAAGTTCAAGATTGGACACAGGTTAATAAAACTCCAAATGAATACTATTTTATTTTTGATACAAGAGATAAAATTCCAAACGAATATTTCATAGATTTAAAGTTGAATATTAATAGTGAAGTAACAACATATAAAAAACAAATAAAATTTCAAATTGTAAATAAAAAATGAAAAAAGTGGTTAAGTTAACTGAATCCGATTTAAGTCGTATTGTTAAAAAAGTATTAAATGAATCTCACGAAGATTATTCAGACAGATATATGTTCTTTTCAAATTTAGAACAAATGAGAAGACAATGTGATATGTTATTAGAGTTAGACAAAGATATGGTAACTGAGATATTAGATGACGGTCACGATTGGGCTCAGGACCATATATCTGAAGCCAAAAATAATATGGACCAAGTGTTTGATTTTATGATGAATCATACTAAAGGAGATGGTAAACAAGATATTGAGGACGCATCTTTCACAGGTATGGTGGAAGAAGGAAGAAAAAAAACAGGAACAAAATTGTGTGCGAGAGGGTACGCCGCTGCCAAGTCTAAGTTTAAGGTTTTTCCCTCGGCATATTCGAACGGTTACGGAGTACAGGTTTGTAAAGGAACAATGCCAGGTTCAGATGGTAAAAAAAGATGTTCTCCGCCTTATTGCGGGTCAAAAAAGAAAAAATAATTAATTTTTTTTGTATTCCCGTATATTTATATGTATGGATAAACAAAAAATATGTAAAATTTGCGGCGAAACTAAATCGCCTGATGAGTTTTATCAGAGTCAAAGGGGAATGATATGTAAAATTTGTACATTGAATATTACGAGAAATTACAAAAGAGAAAAAAGAAAAAATTCTGAATTTAAAAAATTAGAGGGTATAAAACAAAAAGAAAGAAGAGTACGTTTATGGCAAAACACATTAATACACGACTCTAAACATAGAAATTATGAACATACATTAACAGTTCAAGATATCAATGAAATTTACGACAAACAAAATGGACTTTGTTTTTGGTTTGGCGTACCTTTAATACCTTCCGATAAACCTAAACACCCTCAGCAACCATCTATTGATAGATTAGATAGAAATAAAGGATATACTAAAGATAATATCGTACTTTGTTGTTACTCGGCTAATATTGGTAGGAATGAAAATGATTTAGAAACATGGAAAATTTTTTTAGAAACACTTAAGAAAAACTTATAAAACTTTTATATCTTTGTAATCACAAAACATCCCCTATGACACTTTATCAATTTGTTAAAAGAAAAATCAAACGAGTATTTCTTAGATACCACCTTTGGTTAAACAAGAGGCCATTAGACCAAAAGGTTGACCCCGATATGAACAGGTATCAGCAAACCTGTTTCCATATTGCAAGAAAACTGCTCAAACAGAGTGACACCGAATTAATATTCGCTCCAGTTTCTGAAAAGAAAATCATTATTAATGATAGATTGGGAATTTATTTAACTCTACAACATCAACAGGCGTTTGTTACAAACCACGTATATCATTATTCTATATTAATGGATGCAAGAGTTTGGCAAAGAGTTAATTTCTTATTTAATAACGAAATTGAGTTACGTAGAAAATCCTATGAAACGGTAATCCACTCACAAATTAATTGTTCTCTAACCGATATTCTTAAGAAGATTTAATTTCATTAAGAATATTCTTAATGATACTTCTTAAGTTTTCGTTTGTTTTTTTCTTCTTAGGTTTGTAAGAAACCATTGTTGGTTTGTTCCCCGTACCCGTCTTAGGTTCTGATTTTTCAGCACTTCTTTTTTGTTGACACGCTGACCTTTTTTGAGCATCTGTCATTTTGGATGCAACACCTGCGGCGCGACATTTTGGATAACCTTTAGAAGATGCTTCAGGTCTACCACAAGGGGGGTGTCCACCACCCTCTTTTTTTCGACAAATATTTACCCAAGGACCTTTTGGTTGTTTTGAACCTTTTGGTTTTTTCTTTGTCCCAAACCAAACCGCCAAATCCTCAGTTAATAAATCAACATCTGTATCACTTGTTATTTCAACCCATTCATTAACTTTTAATGGACCGGTCAAAATGTTTCCATCATCATCGCTTAGGGTTGGGTGTTTTTTTATAAAATATGAAACTTTTCTTGCCATTTTTTTTTTTTATTTCATTTTTTGAGGTACTCATTTCTCCATCGTAACTGTCATATGCCAACTCAGCACTATCGTATTTTGAAGTTGGTATATAAAAAGGTTGCATTTGTTGTTTGTTAAACAACCTTTCTCCTGGCACCAATGGAATGTTTGAGTATTTTCCCGATGCAGAAGTTCCAGTACCTTCATTAATTTTATTTGTCATATTAAAATAAATTTACTATATTATATAAATATCGTACTAAATCAAAACATATGAAAAATACAGAATTTGTTTGGACAACCGAATTATCAGAGGAATTTTACAAAGTAGTTCTTGACAATTATCATTGTGTAGATGATATTGAAAAAGAAACTGAAAATTTCATAAAGAAAAAAATTATCACAAGTAATGGAAAATACGGAACCCTTAGCGGTACTCTTTGGGAGATTAGAAATCTCAACTGAGGAACAATTAGAAACATTGTTACAATCTATGGATAATAATGTTGCGACAATATTTTTAATACATGCCGCAAAGTATGCCTATGAGAGGGGTGTTTATAATATTGGTGAAACAGAATTGTTGGCAAAATGTATTAGAATTCTTTCTAAAGAATCTTAATTATTTAGACCGTTAAATCCTCCTAATGCTACAGTATTATTCTGAGCGATAGCCCTGTTTTGACCATTTGTGTAGACAGCTTGATTGAATGTACTTGAACTAAACACACCAGTATCACAATCTTTACAATTTCTTGAAGTTACTCCTCCTGAATTAACGGGGGTTAAACATTGTGTACATGCTGTGTATGGACCAAATGCTATATAAGCTGTTGCTCCGTTAGTTGTGGTAGCACCTGATGCTGTTAATGTGAAACACACACCTGTATCTAATTGATAAATTCTATTTAGAGGATTAGCAGCAACTACTACATCATCTGCGATGAATGTAATTACTGAACTACCTCCACATGTTGTTCCTGTCATTAATCTTAGTGCCATAATATTTACTTTATAAATAAATATCTTAATAACCTAAAAAAACAAAAAAAGGGACAATTTCTTGTCCCTTTTTCGCTTTAATTATTAAAATTGATTATCTCAATTCATTCAAGTCAAATGTACGAACTCCGTCAACAGTGATACGTCCGTAGAAACGGTTGTTAACCATTTTCTTAGCGTAACGTGTCATGATACCTTTGATAGGTGTGAAGTTGAATGGATTGTACATAGTTGGAGTCAACTGTAGAGGTACGTACGGTGCGTAGATGTATCCTGTATCAAGTAATGAAGTACCTTTATGACCAATCAACACAGTGTTTGCTGGGAAGTATGGGTCACGGTAAACTTGATAACGACCTGATAGAGTACCTACTCTTTCGATACCCATGTTATATTGGTCTTGCTCAGGAGAAGCGTTTGATACGTGGAAATATTCCAAATCATCGAAAATTGCTGAAATTTCAGATGAAACAATAATCCAATTAGCACCACCACGAAGTGTTGATTTGTGGATTTGTGCAGAAATTTGATTAATTGCAGTAATCAAAGTTTGATTCCAATCTTTCTGAGTATATGGAGTAGTTCCTGAAGACAGTCTCTTCCAACCATTGTAATCCCAACGTAGGTTCCAAGCCGCACCTTTACGTAAGTCACGTAAAATTTCACGGTCGATTTCTGCAGCAACTTGTTCAGACAATAGTGCTGTCAATTCAGCCTCAGCATCGATATTATGGAATGCCGCAACGTCTTGTGCAAGTTCAGGTGACCATTGAGCTCTTAATTTTCTTTCAGTAACAGAAACTGTTACCGACTCAAGGTCAAAAGAAACCTCACCGATTTTATCTTCAAATTCAAGTTCTTCGTAACGTCTCCAAGCCGCTTTGATGTTAGTATTAGCAGAAGCGCCTGACCATGAAGCAGCGGTTAATGTTGCTCCTGAATAACCATCAGGTGTTGATTGACCACAAGAAACACACACAGGAACCTGAGCATCAATTTCCAAGTAGATAAATCCTTGAACGCTACATACGTTATCAAAGTAACCTCCATTACCACCAGTTGATGATGTTCCGAAAGCCGCTTGTGTTGATGTGTATTGAGGACCGTACATTGCTTGACCATATTTCTGAGTTACTACTCTGAAAAGAAGTGGTGTGAATGTTGATGTTCCCAAATTAGATGCTGCAGTAGCGTTGTCGGTATAAAGTACTAAATTAGACAAGAAAGATTCTGTATCTTGTTCTTGACCATCAGGACCGATTAATTTACCAATACCCGCGGTTGAGAAACCTGAAAGTGCAACGATGATTTTTCTGAATTCAGCATTTGTACTAGTGGTGTATGCAGATGGAATTAACGCTCCGTTAGACCATGCAACTGTCGGTGTTGCCGCAGTTAATGTTACAAAACGACCTTTAGAGTAATCAAAAATACCCGCAGGATTTAAACCTGGTTCAGTACCTTCGTAGAATAAATCATAAAGATTTTTTTGGTAAGTTGAATTGTATGAACCTGTACCGGTAGCGTAACCTGAATTTGGGTCGCCAGGGTAATTGCCAGGACCACCAACTGGAGGATAGTGGTCACCTGACACAACACCTAATGAATCTGTTACAGTTCCACCTGAGTAACCCTGAATTTTAGGTACGAAATAGAACAATTTACCGATTGGTAAGTTCATCGCCTGAACAGATACAATTTCGTTCGCTAACAATTTAGAGAATACACGTCTAACGATAGGAAATACAACAGTTTCAAATGAACCTGATGATGAGTCAGAAGTTGCTTCGTTAATCAAATGTGACGCTTGGTTTTCATAAAGTTGTGCAACATTTTCTTTTAGGTGGCCTCTAAGACCTTCAAGGAACCCTAATCTGTCCCATTTGTTGATAGTATCTTCTTTGATAACTTTAAGGTGCTTAAGACCGATGTTACCAACAAGACCTGATTCTAATAATGCTCCCATTTTTATTGGATTTTTTTAAGTTTATTTTTTATTTGATTATTTTACTCATGATATCCTTCATTCTTAAGAATTGAGGATTTTCGTAAGTTTTTGATTCGATTAATGTCGATGCTGAACCTGATGTTGGAGTTCTTTCAATTTTTTCTTCAATCGATTCAGTCAATGACGATTTATTTTTAGATGATAACTCATCTTTGATTGTTCTGTACAAATTTTTTGATTCTTTAATAGTTTCAGCACCATCAAATCTTCTCAAGATGTTAATTTTTTCTTGTTTAGATGTTGAATGTTCGGTGAATAATCTTGTTGCGTAAGCCAAGTTTGAATTAAAAATAGCTACTTCATTTAATTTATCTCTGAACACATTAAGTGCTTTACGATATTCTTCGTTTTTCTCTCTTAGAACATTAATTTGTTCTTGGTGTTTTGACTCATCAATATTCATGTTGAATTTTGAGTAAGCTCTAGGTTTTGGTAATCCACCTTTTCTAAATTTAGAACCCATACCTAATGTACGTGCCGCTTCTTTAGTTTCTTTTTTCTTAAAAGAAGACATCTCTTTTTTAGTTGATGCGGAAATATCTTTTTTACCTTCTTTGAATTCGAACTTAGGTTTACCCATACCAACACCTCTTGTACCTTGTTTCATAGATTCTTTGAATCCCCCTGAAGATTTTTTGTAAGAGAATTTTGGTTTTCCGATTTTACCTCCCTTACCAACTTTTGGTTTGGTTGATTCCATCTGCATATCATCGTCAAACTCCATCATTTCATCTTCATCAGATTCCATCATTTCGTCGTCCATTTCAATTTCATAAACCACTTCTTCCTCATTTTCACTACTACCGAAAACGGAATCAACGATACTATCAATGTCTAACATGTCTTCGTCTTCTTCCATTTCTTCGTAAGATTCCATCATATCATATTCCATGTCGTCTTCTTCCATTTCTTCGTAAGATTCCATCATTTCATCTTCCATGTAGTTTTCTTCCATTTCTTCGTAAGATTCCATCATTTCATCTTCCATGTAGTTTTCTTCCATTTCTTCGTAAGATTCCATCATTTCATCTTCCATGTAGTTTTCTTCCATTTCTTCTTCGGATTCAGTTTGAATCATATATTCTTTATCTGTGTTTTCGTCTCTAAGATTTATCATCCTGTCGTCCTTTTTTACTATAACACCGTCATTTTCGTCCATAGCCAAAAAGACTTTAAGTAAATCTTCATCAGAGATATCTTCTCCTGATAAATCAATAACTTCGTCGTCCATTTCGGTGTCATCTATATCAGAATCCATATCCATATCCATTTCATCAGAATCCATGTCTAAATCCATATCTTCGTCATCAGAATCCATGTCTACATCCATATCATCAGAATCCATGTCTACATCCATTTCATCATCTGTTGTTTCAATCTCATCATCTTCACCTTGTTCAGATACGATAGATTCTTTTACCAATTCTTTGATTTCTTCCTTCATAGTTGAAGCAAGTATTCCTTTTGCATTCTCGGCTACAGCCTCTTCCAAATTTTTCATTTGTATAAGAGCCTCTTCCACTAAATTTTTTTCTTTTGCCATTTTTTCGTAAAAGTTTATTTTTTCATATAAATATTGTGTTTTTACAAAAAAATCCATTTCACAATAAAATCCTGCAAAAAAAATTAAATAAATAAAAAAAGGAGGACTTTTTTGGTCCTCCTTTTTCAAACTATATTATGTTTTATTCTACCTCAATTACTTCATCAATTTTGCTTTCAGCAATTGAAGTGATTCTCCAATCATAGGTCAAATCACTGTATCTTTTTGTTATTTTAGCCTCAACGTCCGTAGGACTGTAAGCCTTAACTAACTTTTCTTCTTTGACTTTTTTTATTTTTCCCGATTCTGAATCAGGAAATTCATAATAAAGTTTTGCAATAAAATATTTTTCGTCCATAGTTTTTTTATTAAAATATCCAAAAACATTTTAATAAAATCAAGTATTATTTATTTAGATAGGTATTTAATCTTTTCATCAAATCTAAAGAATCATTACCCGTAGGACCTACATGTCTTTCTCTTTGAGTTTGTTTTTCTTCTTCTAAATTTTCCTCAAAATTATTTCTGTCTTCAGGATTTGAAAATAAATAAGCACCAGGTGTAGATGGTGACGATACGAGGTCAAAACAAATTAATTCAAAATCATCTTGAACCTCATTTTGTTCTCCAACCTTTTTCAATGACCCAACTCCTCTTGATGATATACCCAATGTTACACCTTGTCTTAAATAATTTGCGGCCAAATCACCTTTTGTAGAACATACACCTCTTTCGTGAAATCCTGGGGATGTCAATAATCTTAATTTACCCATTAAGATTTTACCATCCCACCATATATCAGTTATAATGTGTGATACTCTGTCCAAATCAATCAAAGATGATTCAGGGTGGTTTAATTCTGAAAGGGAAACTCCCTTATTAATTATTTTCTTATAATTCTCGGATTCTCTTTTTAAAATTCTTTCAGGGTAGATTCTACCATTACGATTTGGTGTATCGTATTTTTGTAATACAGCATAAAACTCAAAAGGTTTGCTATAATCCATAAACGATTTTGATTCCATCAAATGTTTTTGATTTCCAAATTCTTTTGGTGATACATATCCAGCATCATACTCAATAAGAATCCCCCTCCCTAAGTCGGAAGGTTTCAATATTTTAAGTTCGTTCATATCGATATTTTTATATAAATACCGCAAACTTTACATTTCTACCTGAACTAATTGAGATTTGTCTTTTTTGCTGATGTGAAAATTAAAATATTCGTTCTTTCTGAATATGTCTGAATGAATACAAGAAACAATACTTTTAACTGATTTTTTTAATACTTGTGATTTAAAATCTAATTCATCTACCAAATACAAATTAATTTCTAAATTCATAAAAGACCTTTTTTTGTATTGGATTCCACTTGTTCTTAAATCTAAATCCACAATGAATTTTTCATCATATAAAGTTTTGTCAAGACAATTTAAAACAACGTGTTTGACTGCTCGAGACATATTAAGAACAATTCTTGTCCAATTGTCGTAATCGTCCTTTGGTTCTACCCAAGTTTGAATGTTAATGTAAATTGATTTTAAGTTTTTTGAATCTACTGTTCCATAATTAACTTTTGATGATTTGAATCCGCTAATTTTTGCGGTTTTTCCTTTTTTCATTCCCTCACTTTTTCCGAGTTTATTTTTGTTGAAAAAAATTTAGGAAATGTTTGTCAAATTGTCAAAATTTTATATGTTATTCACTAAGTTCTTTAAACGAAAATACTCTAATCTGTCAAATTTTTTAATTTTGATGTTATCTATTGTTTCAGAAATTGTATTTTTGACATTCTCGTCAGATTCTTGTTCCAATATAACAACTAATTTTACAATCGCCTCTTCTTTTAGAAAGTTGAAATTTTCGTTTAATTTAACCTCGTCTTCTTTTAATAAAGAATTAAGTTCTTTTTTTTCGGATTCATTTAATTCAGATATAAATCCTTCTATTGTGTTATTTGCAACTTTAACCATTGACGACAAAGGTAAATTAATAACTTCTTTATCTGAATTAATTGGGTTTTTTTTCAGAGTTTCTACAATAACGGATTTGCTTCTCACTTTATTTTCCAACTGTAAAACATCAGATGAACCATAAAACAAATTATCAATATCAGAATATTGGTTGTGTGAATTTACACCAACAACCCATTTTCTAAGTTTTTCAACATCTTTTTTATCTGTTTTATTTAAGATATTTTCAAATATTGTGATTGATTCAAAAACAAAATCTTCGGCAAGTTTTTGATTATATCCCTTATTTTCGGATAATTCATCGTATAAAAAAAACAATTTTGAAATGTTTTTATTGGATAATACGTTCCTATTGAAGTTTTTTATTTCTTCTTTGAAAGTCCCTTTACTATATGATTCTGAAAGCAACTTCTCAACCTTTGATTTTAAAATACCTATTTTCATTTTTCTGAAATTTTATTAATAAATATCAATCATTTAGTAATCTATCCAATTCTTTACCCATATCACCTAAAGAATTTCTCGCTTTTGATAAATCTATAAAGTCATCCTCATTTATAAAATCAGTACTTTCAAGTAATATGTTCATGTTTTCTCTTGTTTTGGACTCGGGGGTAACTCCCGCTTCTCCACCTGGTTCAGGTCCTGGCGGTGGCGGTGGTAATCCACCTCCAATTTCCCCTCCTTCAGGTGGTGGTGGAGGTGAGGCTCCTGCAGATGCGGTAGTTCCTGATTTTTGACCATATAATTTATCTACGTTATCAAAAATTCCCGTATGAACAATAATTGTAGATGTGTTTGTTAATTCAGCACCAACCGCCTTTTCAATTCTTTGTTGTTGTAAATCAAGTTTGATTTCTTCATCAGAGAACCCTAAGATATGTTTTTTGGCCCACGATACTGATACTGGTGCAATTCCCTCAATTGCGCCGACCGCATCTTTATATAACAACATCTTTTCTTTCCAAACATCAATACCCAATAAATCGGCTTGTTTTGATGGATTGTTAAGGCCTAATGTAAAATTACTTAGTTCGTCCTCAAAACCTAATAAGAACAAATGTATAATGGCAATTTTATTCATTTCTGCCAACATACTTTTTTGAATTCTATTGATAGTTCTTGCAAAACGAATATCCATTAATGATAAATTTTTTCCATCACCAACAGGTTCCTCAAATCCTAAAAACGCTTTTGGAACACGAAGTGCGGTTAATAATTTCTTTTGGATGTATTCGATATCCGCAATTTCAGCCAAATTTTGAGCACCTGGTAATGTTTCAATAGGACTAGGCGATGCTGGGTCACGAACAGGAACAAAATAATCTTGGTCTACTGCCATTTGATTAAATCTTAAATCCACATTTCCTGATTTATGGTCAACAACTTGTTGACGTTTAAATTTGTTTGCAACACGATTTACATACGCCTCAACATCTTGGTCATCCATGTTTCCAACAAAAACTTTGAAAATCCTTCTTTCAGGCGCTCTTGATGTACGATAAATTAACATTGCGTCCTCTGCCAGAATTAATTGTTTCCAAATACGTCTTGCCTTTTCTAACATTGATGTCCCGTATGGAAGTTTTCTATCATCACCTAATAATCTAAAATGTGCTACTTCCCATGAATTAAATTCCATATCACGGGCTTTCCATTTGAATCTCAAACCAGTGTTTCTTGGGTCCGCTTCAGTGTTGTACGTTTTTGATGCCATACCCATTTCCAATCTTTCAATTTCAATGTTTGGTAATTGCATACAACCAACAACACCTTTTTCAGGGTCTAGTTTCAGATACACAAAATTATCACCATATTTACAAGTATTTCTTGTCCACATTGGTAAGTTCGTATTTACGTCCAATGCGTTATTAAATAAATCACTCAAAATTGATTTAATTCTTTGCGAATCTGAATAAACCTGAACCATTAAACCATCCTGATTTACAGTTGTTGATTCTTCGCCATAAATGTCAAGTGCTGCAGATATTTCTGGTGTATATTCCATTGACTCAAAGTCATAAAACGATGCCAATCTTGTTGGTTCATAATATGTTGCTTGAGTATAAAGGTTATTTTCAATTTTGGTCCATTGATTGGCTAAGTAATAAGTTTGCTGAGCCTGTAATTTTTCTTTATCGTATTGTTGTTTGGAAGTTGTTTTTAACAACTCCTGTTTGTCATATTGATAAGTTGGGTAGTCCTGACCTAACAACGAATAGGGTCCAAATGTTTTGGTTAGCCTTTGCCAAACTGTAAGATTTTGATTATTTTCCATATAATAAAATTAACTACAAGTATAAATAGATAAACAATATATTTGTAGTTAAAATAAATATTATCTCATACCACCAAAAAGCCAATTATACTTCATATATTCCTCCCTTGATGGTCCAGAGTTAAGATTTGGGTCACCGTATCTTGACGGCATATTCGGAATTTGTGGGTTAAATGCGATTGATTTTGAAGGTAAATCGTCCTCTTGAACCATCCACGAATTTAACATTGCTTTTGTCTGTTCTGTAACTTTTGTTAATTGACTAAACGAGGATTCTGCAACATACATCGCCATCGCAATTGACATAATTAAGTCGTCATGACCCCCTTTTTGATGGTCAGGTCTTCCATTAACGTAAACAAACCCATTCATTTCATTTAACAATCTTGAACTTTTGAGTTTGAACTCATGTCTAACCGCCTCTTCAAAAGATGCGATAATTTGAACCCTTTTTGAATTGAAATTAATACCAGGAATTTTTTCCGCTTGTTTAGGGTCATATTTCCATTTATTTTGATAATCAACCCCATCAACATATAAATTTTTATATCCCAATTCTTGCATTTTTCTTGATGTAGAAACTCCCATACCTCCCGTGATATCAATTACAACAAACGCTGAATACATATTTGCCCACTTATAACAAATCTCAGCCATGATATCAGGAGGAAGTTTACCAACAAATTCTGCAACTTGTTCTCTTTCGTCAAAATCAATTATCTGAAATGTTGAAAAATCCTCGGAATCTCCTCTTGAGACATCGACACCCATTACATACTTATGTCCGGCAACAGGTTCTTTCCAAATCCAAAGTGAATTTGACATCATCTTATTTTGAGGTTCCGTAATTTGGTTTTCTCTGATTTTTTGTAGAACCTTTGAGTCAAATACGTTATCCCCTGAACCTAAAAAGTTGCACTCTAATTCTTGTGATACTTTTCGTTTGTCGTATTTTAATTTTTTAACCATAGATTCAAACCACGATGATGATGGTTTGTATCCTATTGACATATAATGTTTTATTTTTTCATAATGTTCTTGATTTGTAACATCATAATCGTTGATTGGTTTAATTAAATCTTGGCTATAATTTTCTTTATTTAAAAAATAATCAATAATATCATCCGTTTGAACCAAATATAAATCTTTTGTATATCTTGGGTCTTTATACCAATACATTTCAGAGATTTTGAAATCATTCATCGCTCTGATTGATTGGTCGTAAATTTCATAATAAATTGGGTCGTGCCCGTTTGGTGTTGAGATAACAATCACTTTACCACCCGTAGATAGTGATGCCATACACGCCGACCAAAAGTCAGCATCTGCTTCAATATAAGCGGCCTCATCAAAAATAAGAATTGTTGGGGTATATCCACGAAGAGCATCCTTTGATGTTGCAACCGCCTTTACCTCACAACCATTGGTTAATTTATAGTGTCTTTGTGAATTTTTTTCTTTTGTAAAACCAACATCAACCCACGATGGCCATTGTTCAACAAATGCTCTGACCTTATTCGCCATTTCTTGAGCGGTATCCAATTTGTTAGCAATAATCAGAATTTTTTCAGGTTTTGTTTTTTTCGCAAATACCAATCTTTTGGACGCCCAAGCCGCGGTTACAGTAGATACACCCGCCTGACGATACTTAAGTGCAATATTTTCGTTAAAATTTTCGTAATCATCTAATAAAGATACTTGGTCAGGAAATAATTCTAATGGAACGTATTTAGATACAGTATTATCATAGGTCTGTAAATATGTGCGAAGTGCGTAAGGGGTATCCTTTACGCACTTCACATATTCTATTAATACTTGTTCTTTTGTATAACTCATTATACTAATGGTTCTTCCTCATCGTCATCATCACTTCCAAACATAGACTCCCTATCTTGTTGTTTTAATTCTTCTACGATTTCATCAACCATGTATTGTAACGCCTGTCTTCCTTTAGGGTCACCAGATAAAATAAATTTAGTAAGTTTGAAGAATTTCTTCGGGTCTAATGCCGAAAATCTTTGGAATAGATAATGTTGAATGTATTTTTTATCTTCATCGAAAAGTTCATCGGGATATGCTTCTGTGAATTTCTCCCAAAAAATAGGACCTAATCTTAAATCCCAAATCTCTGCAGGAAGTGTATCTTCACTTGCCATAACCATTTCTGCTTGACGAGGGTCGTCAGGTAATCCGTGAGTTCCTAAAACCTCAAAAACACCTTTAACTAATTCGTGTAATAAAATTGGAAATGTAATACCGCGAGCCTTTACAGTCGGGGGGTCAGTTTCTGTATCAATTTCAGATTGACCCGCTTGTCCTGAACCTCCTGCCGCCATCATAGATGACATATCCTCAGGATAAATCCAATAAAGGTGGTCTAGAATCGATTGAGACATACCATATAAACGAATAAGTTCAGGATGAATTCTTTCTAATTCATCAGCAACTAATTGAAACATGTAATGCCCTTTTTTGGATGCTCCACCAATCAAGGCGTTAATAAATCTACGTTTTGCTTTTTGTTGGTCAAATTTTTCCATTGCGTCCATGAAAGCCTCTAACTCGTCAACATTTTCATTTGCTTCACCAAAAGCATCTTTAATTTCTTCGGGTGTAGATTCTTCTGAAGCTCCTCTCATACCTTCTGCCGCTCCCATCATACCTGATACCAATTCGGCGTCAAATTGTAAAGCACCTTCAGGAATTGCCATTTCCTTTTTAACTAATTCTACGGCTAAATTTTCCAAGAATTCTTTATTATTACTTTCAATTTGAGCAATTCTTGGGAATAAGCCCATAGCTGATTGCATCAATCTCATCAGAACCATTTGCGGTGGTCCTTGGATAGATGAGGTATCCCCCATGAAACGTCTTACATTCTCGACAGATTGTTTAAATCTTTGTGACGATATCAATTCAACAACATCCCTATCCAATTTTGGTAAACCAGGATGTTCTGCGTAAGGAGTTGTTTTAGATGTGATTTTTCTTTCAATACTTGGGTCCATTCTTTCAGGTCCCTCATAATCAATTGGTGCTTCGTTAAGTTTTCTTCTATATTTTGCCATGACTTATAATTAAAAATTAAGACCTAAATTATCCCACTTCAACCAAGTAGGTACTGAGTTTTTTCCCGCTTTTGGTGCCGGTTTGATACCAGGTTTCGGACTAAACGGAGTTTTCGGTTTAGTTGTTGGTGTTTTTGGTTTTACAATCGGTTCAGCAGTTTCCGCTTCATTAGTTTCTTTTTTAGCCTTAGGTGCGGGTTTAATACCAGGTTTTGGATTAAACGGAGTTTTAGGTTTACCTTTCTCAGTTTTTTCTTTTTCCTTTGGTTTTGAAGGTGCTGTTTCAGTTTCAGAAATCATTTGTAAAAACTCTCCTTTTGTTATTTTTGGTTGAACGTGTCTTTCTAGCAAAGATACAATTTTTTTTTCCAAAAACAAATTAACGGGGTCTTTCCCTTCCTTAATTGATTTTTTAACATCCATAACACATCTTTCATACTTTTTCTTATCTTTTCTACCAACAGATGCGGTACAGATTGCCCAAGGATTGTATTTTTTTGATTTTTTCTTTTTGGCTTCTTTCATTTCACTGTGTTGAACTTTAACCCCTGTTGGTGTCTTGGTTACCTTACTGCCTCCATCAATATCAACACCTTGGTTTAGTTCATCATTTGAATATTCAGTATAGGTAGCGGCTTCTTTACTTTCCTTTTTTGATTCATTCAATTTCTTATACAACAATCTTAACTGCGATTCAGTTAGATTTGATAATGTTTCGGCATTTAGTCCCATGTCAATTAATTTAAATGCTAGTTTAGTTTTGCTCATAAACAACTTTTTTTTCAAATTCTAAAACTATATCTCTTTCATATAGTCTATCCTTTATTGTTTTTTCATCTTCACCAAATCTGAATACCAATCTTTTTGTCATATCAAAATTGATATCAGAATCATCACTTTCCCACGCTAAGGCAATTACATCGTCCAAAGCGTCAATCATAGAAAAAAAATCGGAGTCCTGAATTAACGACAATTTAACTTCGTCATTTTTTAGGACTCCGACTTTCTTAATAAACTCTATATTTGGGGGTAGAGGGTTTCCATTTGATGGTTTTGATTCCCAACTTTCACCCCAAACATCATTTTTTACATCAGAAAAAATAAATTCATAGATGTTATCACCTTTATAGTTTGGTCCAAGTCCATTAACATAAATTAAATAACTCATAGAATTGCTCCGTCTGGGGTAATTTTATATTGTTTTCCATTCACTTCAAATACTAAATTATTTTTGTTAGTTTTTCCGATGAATTTTGCATTATTGTATCTTGTTAAAAATTTGTCAGCAGTTTTTTCTTGTTGGAATGACTCTGATAAGTTTTTAACTTCTCTCATTGTTTTAATTTTTTTGGTTTTTTCTGTCAAAAATTTTCTTTGTTTTTGTTCCTGCAAAAATTTCTTTTCAGTATCAGACTCTACGAAATACGATTTAATAATGTTATCAACTTTAGATTCCGAAAAAACTGAGTCAAATATTCTACCCAATCCATCAACATCAGAATCTTCCATCATATCGCCCATTTTTTGTTTGATTGTGGATGCGTATGCGTTTTTCACAAAATTGTCATATTTCATTTCTTTTGGTTCTGATTTAAAACCTAAATCATATTCGCCAGCCATTGTACCTTCCCATTGTTCATCATTTTCTTCTTCGGTCATTTCACCTTCAGGGATTGGTTCTTCTTCTGGTGCGGGTTCCATACCCTCTTCACCTTCTACATCCATATCCTCAGGAGCCATTTCAGGTTCTTCTTCACCCTCACCTTCAAATTCAGAATCTTCTAATCTTCCTATAATTTCTTCCATATCTTCGTCTGATAATACAGACAAATCAAGTGCGGATAAAATAGAATTAATTACATATTTTGTGTCATCTGCCGAAATAGGTTCTTCACCCTGATTAATTTTTCTCAACTTCTGACCAAGTTTTCCTGTCAATTTTTGAATTGATTTGAAAGATACAATATCATCATCTGTTTCATCTCCCTCCATATCAGGCTCATCCATAGGGGGTTCTTCTTCCATTTCTGGTTCAGTTGGTGGCATTTCACCCTCCATTCCTGCATCAGGTGGCGGTGGAAGTTCTCCACCCATGTCCGCTGCCGGTGGCGGTGGAAGTTCTCCACCCATGTCCGCTGCCGGTGGTGGTATAGCGGCAGGAGCCTGCGGTGCGTCAACTGCCGCTTCAGGCTTTGGGGTTTTTAAAACGTATTTTTTTTGTTCGTGAAATAAAGAAATATTTTCATCGTTTCCTGTCAAACTATTAACTTCCTTAACAATTAAATTAAGGCGTTTGAACGCTTGAGAATAAGACGAATAAAATTTTCTATTTTTCATTGGTTCAACATATTCTGTTGTACCTTCTTTTATTGTTCTTTTGATTACATAACCATTTTTTTCTTTATCTATATGATAAGTGTTACCATCAGGTAAAGTTATGTTATATTCATTAGACGCATTTTCGTTTACTGAATTAGGAATTACTTCTTTATATCTTGCAATTTCCAAAATTCGTTGTAATTTCTCAACACCTTCTAATTTTTCACTTCCTATCGGTTTTAATTTTCCCATTTTTTATTTTTTTTAAAAAAGTTAATAATCCTTGTAAAAAGATTTTTTTCTTTATAAATATATGCAATTCATTAATTGTTAATAAAAAAAATTAAGTAATGTATTATCCTGTATAATACAGATGCCAAGGTTCTGCAATTCTTAACGGACCGTTGGTTTTATAAGTAACATCAAAACCATATTTAGATGCGTTTTGAGCCACCCAATTTTTTACATCTGAATTTTGATTCCACCAACTTGTTTCTGTAGTAAAAATATCAAAAGTTTTTCCATTATGATGTTGTGAAAACCCTGGTAAAGCATTTGCCGATTGAGTATTATCGACACCTCTTGATTTGGCTTTACTTCCAAAATTATCAACTTGTTTGTCGTAACTTCTGTAACCCGAAACTATACCTCTACTACTATTAATCTTTGGAAATTTAATCTTAGCATCTCTTATTAATTCTTCTATCTTTTTTCTTGCTTGGGAGTTTTCTCCTCCAGCATCTTCTTGATAATTCCCTTCTTGCTCAAATTCTTTGGCTATATGTTCATCAGTAACTTTGATACCATGTTTCGACTCAAGTTTTTTGATTGCATCTTGAACCCTTTTTGGTAATTTATCAAAATATTTACCTTTTGATTTTGTTACGGTTTGTTGTCCTGACTTGACCTCTTTTTCTGAGGAATTTTTTTGCGACTCTAAATCACTCTTTAAATCATCGATTTTTTTATCATCAATTTTATATCCCGCATCTCTTAATTTTTTTAATATAGTATCAAAAAAGTTAAATCCTCCAAACAATCCACCCGCAGTGGTAAGTTGTGAAAGGTCAATACCTGATGAATTTTTACTACTTGTGGATTTTTCAGTATCGGTTTTTTCTGTCGAGGTTTGTGAACTTTTAGTATTCGGAACATCGGCACCCACCTTTTTAACACCAATGTGTATATGGTCAAAGTGATTTTTAACTCTCCATCCTATTTGATATCTATAACCGTCTTTAATGATATCAACCCATCTACCTCCTTTAACCTCAGGATGACCAAACCAATTCATTAGATGGGCGAGTAACGCATCTCCTTTTTCGCCCCTACACGCCAAATCCACCGCATATGCAGATTCCATACCTTCATAGTGGTCAGAAACTCGTCCCGACGCTGTCTTGACTCTACTTCTTTTTTGAGAAGAAATCACATTTTTTCCCATAAACTCATTTGCTAATTTAGCAAATGCTAATGCTCGCGGCATTGCACCATCCCAATTACCATTTTTACCTCCAGCAGCAACTTTTCCTGAATCAACACCACCGCTTGGTAGACCAAAAGTTGGGTCAGAATATGAACCCGATGGATTAAATGCAAATTCGGCCTCATTTAAGAAAAATCTACTTAATACACCGTTACTATAGTTTTCAATAGATAATTCTTTATCAACCCTTTCTTTTTTATAATTAAATAATTTCTCTATATGACCGCTTCTTCTAAGGTATTTGAAAACAAGATTTTCGTATGACATTTCGCCACCTTTGTCCAATCCTGTTTTTCTATATTTTTTAATTTTATCTTTGATATTATTGATGATTTTTTTTGATTTTGATAACTCCTTTTCCTCATCCGCTGACTCTAAAACCTTATCTATTTTTTCAGTCCATTGGTCAATTTTTGATTTCAAAACTGATTTGTTAATTTTGAAAGTTTCTTTTCTTGGTTTTTCCAACCATTTGTTTGTTATTAAAGAAAATATACCTGCTGATGCAGTTCTTTTCTCGTTTGAATCTTGAACAAATAACTCAACATCAAAACCAAAAATTTTTATATTTTGAGTTGAATTAAATAATGTTTTTTTCAAATCGAATAATTCCTGATATAATTCTAATTGTGATTTTGGAAATTGATTAAAATCCGCAATAATATGTAAATCAAAATCTGAATATTGGGACCAATTGTAGTTAGCCAATGAACCTGTTAAATGAACATCAGAAACAATAACATCAACATTTAAGTATTGAATAAATTCGTAGGCAATTTCCAAAAGTTTTTCACGAACCTCGGGTTTTATTTTTTCAGCCGCGGCACCTTTTTGTTTAATCCAAATTTTTGGGTTTAGTTCGTCTTGTAATTCAAAACTTTTTATAATGTTATTATTTTCCATCACATTATAAATATATCATCAAACCACTTTTTTATATGGATATGACTTTGCAATTTTTGAACTAAAAAATTTTCCCTGAGATTCTGATAATCTAAACTGTGTGTATAATTGGTGAGGTACCCCATCATAAACATACTTCAAATCATTATTAAATGTGACCTCTAATGAATTTGTTTCAGTGTCGTATTCTGTATGTTTTATATTTGATGACTGAATGTCATTGATAATTTTTGTTCCTTTGATTTCTTCTTTTAAGATTGCCATAAGTTAAAATTTTATTTTAAGATATGAAATTGCACGGTTAACTAAAGACCAATCTTGATTCTCTACCGCCCTTTTTAACATGTTAGCAACATAATCCTTTTTAGGTAAAATGTGTCCTGATAAATTTCCCGAACTATCATCAAGATAAACATCTTCATCATCGCTTAATTTATCATAAAGTCCTCTAATATCTTGATGACCATATACTCTTTCATTTTCATTTAAAACCTTTTTAACAATTCTGTTAAGGTCGTTTTCTGTTAATTTTACTATTTTTTTCATATCAATAAATATTAGATGAAAAAGAAAACCCCTCTTTTTGGGAGGGGTTTTTGAGATAACCAAAATTAAAGAAGAGAGATTTTTTTCTTGGTTTCCTTTTCGGATGGTGTCGGAATAAAAATGGTCAAAATTCCGTCCTCAATTGTTGCTTCCAACTTTGATGAATCCACCTTGTTTCCTAATTCATAAGATTTATTAAACGTCCTTGTTTTTTCACCACTTGATGTTTTTTGAACCCTTTTTCCATCAATTGTTAAACGGGTTCCCTCAACCTCAACTTTTAGATTTGATTTATTAAAACCCGGTACTTCAAAAATATGATAAGCACCATCTTCAGTTTTATGAACATCATAATCTAACGATAAGGTAGGTTTTGATGACTCAAAAAGGTCGCGAGTTAATTCATCTAATGAATTGAAAAATGTAAGTTTGTTGTACATAATAAATTAATTTTTATAAGTTTATTTTGGCACGGTATTAGCGAACATTGTGCCAAACCTAATTAACTGACAAAATGTCATATGTGTCATGTCAAACTGACACTGTTGAATTTATAAATCAAATTACTATATTTTATTAAAACTTTTATATCATGAATGAATTAATGGATGACTCACCGCAATCAAGGAAAAAAACTGATAGTGAAACTGGTACTCCCGTTTTAGATAATTTTTCCAAAGACCTTATAAAATACGCAGAAGAAGGCAAATTAGACCCCGTTATTGGTAGAGACAAGGAAATTTTGAGAATTGCTCAAATTCTATCAAGAAGGAAAAAAAATAACCCAATTATAATCGGAGAACCTGGTTGTGGTAAAACCGCAATTGTTGAGGGATTGGCAATGAAAATCCAACAAGGGGAATGTCCAAGAAATTTGTTGGATAAAAGAATTGTATTGTTGGATATGACCTCAATTGTTGCTGGCACCAAATATCGTGGTCAGTTTGAGGAACGAATGAAAGTAATTATTGAAGAATTGCAATCTCACCCTAACATTATTGTTTTTATTGACGAAATTCACACTATAGTTGGTGCAGGAAATTCATCAGGTTCTTTGGATGCATCTAATATCTTCAAACCGGCTTTGGCACGAGGAGAAATTCAATGTATTGGCGCTACTACATTAGATGAATACCGTAAAAACTTTGAAAAGGATGGAGCGTTGGAAAGAAGATTTCAAAAAGTAGTTGTGGACCCTTCAACAAAAGAAGAAACATTACAGATTCTAAGAAATTCGAAATCAAAATATGAGGATTATCATAAGGTAATTTTTTCAGAGGAGATTTTAACCACATGTGTTGATTTAGCAGACAGATATGTTACTGATAGAGAATTTCCCGACAAAGCATTTGACATTATAGATGAAGTGGGGGCAAGAAGTCAGGTCGATGTTAAAATGCCTGAGTCGATTGAAAAATTAAAGCAAGAGGCTGCAGATATCAAACAACTCAAAATTGATGTTGTCAAAAGACAAAACTACGAACAAGCTGCGGAATTAAGAGATAAAGAAAAAAGAATTCTTAACCGATTAACCGCGGAAAAACAAAAGTTTGAAGAACAAATGAACATCAATAAAAAAGAAGTTCATATTGAATTGGTGTATGAGGTGGTGTCGAATATGACAAAGATACCAGTTGGTAAATTAAATATTGATGATACAAAATCATTAATTAATTTGGAGTCGATGTTGGAATCAAAAGTTATCGGTCAATCCGAAGCGGTTAGCAAAATCTCAAAAGCAATCAGAAGAAATAGGTTAGGTATCAAAGACCCAAATAGACCAATTGGCTCATTTATTTTTCTAGGTTCAACAGGTGTCGGTAAAACTCACTTGGCAAAACAATTGGCAAAAGAAATTTTTGGTAGCGAAGATTCACTTATCAGAGTTGATATGTCTGAATATCAAGAAAAACATTCAATATCAAGATTGATTGGTTCTCCTCCCGGATATGTTGGTTATGATGAAGGAGGTCAATTAACTGAACAAGTTAAAAACAAACCATACTCACTTATTTTATTTGACGAAATTGAAAAAGCAAATAAAGACGTTTTTTCTACATTACTTCAAGTACTTGACGATGGACATCTAACCGATGGATTGGGACGTAGAATTAACTTTAAAAATTGTTTGATTATTATGACCTCAAACTTGGGAGTTAAAAAAGTACAAGAGTTTGGTTCAGGAATTGGTTTCCAAAAGAAAGATTATGTTGTTGAAGAACAAAAAAGAGATACCCTTAAAAAAGAATTACAGAAATTTTTCGCACCTGAATTTTTAAATCGTATTGACGACATCATTGTGTTCAACACCTTGAAAGAGGAACATGTTAAACAAATCGTAAAAATTGAACTTGACAAACTAACTAGCAGATTATCAAAAATCAAATACAACTTCAAATTTGATGATACAATTGTTGAGGTTATTTCCAAAATTGGTTTTGATGAAATGTATGGTGCTCGTCCGTTGAAAAGAGCGATTCAAGATAAAATTGAAGATTATATCTCAGAAGAAGTTTTGAAAGGCGCTTTGACAACAGAAACAAATTATATTGTTTCATCAGAAAATGATGAAATAAAAATCTCAGAAGAAAAGAAAGTTAAGAAAACAAAAAAGGAGGTCAAATGACCTCCTTTTTTTAAAATACCGAATAATATTTGTCAGGTTTTTCTGTTTTGAACCTGTATTTTTGGTTACCAAGTTTTTCAATCATTTTCTTACCAACCTCAATTCCGTTATAAACATCTTCGACAACAACATATTCGTTTGGTGTGTGATAGTTATAATACCCTATTGAAAAGTTAATACAAGAAAAATCAAAGGATTCTTTTAAAGCGTAAACATCGGTGTAGGGGTGAGAAAAATATTTTAATTTGTCAGGAAAAGATTCTATAAGAATTTCATCACAACCACGGAAAAAATCTGAGTTTCTATCAAACAAAGTTGTACCCCAACATCTTTCAGTAACCATCCAATTTTCAGGTGCGTCAAACTGAATTGCGTAACCAACGTCTGTGAAAAAAGACCTATCTGCTCTACGAGACCCGTGACAACCAGTTTCTTCTGAAACAAAAAATGCGGCCTTCAAAAAAGGTAGTTCTTTTAACAATTCCAAACAAGCATAAATACCACACTTATCATCACCACCAATACCGGTCGGTTTTCCTGAATTGTTGTAAGCCTTCAATGATAATTTTAATTCACCTTGAGCATTTTTAAGTTGTTCTTCAACAACATTTATGGTATCTATATTATGGACCGTATCAGTGTGAGATACAACACAAGGGAAATAAAATCCATCAGGCACATCACCTGTTGTTTTGGTTGCATAAATATTCATATATTCATCAACAACATGGTCAATTTCATTTTCTGTGAGCCAATCGCTGATAAATTGAACCATCATTTCCTCTTTATAGGTTTTGGATGGGACGGATAATACATCCTTTAATAATTGATAATTTCTTTCCATAGGACAAATATATGAAAAAGTTTTGATATAAAAAATTAACTACCGACTTTAGAAATTGCACTAGCAACTTTTGAAGTTTTATCTATAACTTTTAAGGTTTCTCCTGATGAGTCGTATGATTTGTCTGCTAAATAACCCGCACCTGATTTAACTAAATCGGTACCCGCTTTTGTTACCATTTTTTTAACTGCTTTGGCTGCCGTTACAAATTCCGAAAGACTACCCAATATTTTTTCAATACCAACAATAATCGGTTCTAAAAATTTAAATTCTAAGGCCAACTGACCCAATTTTGATACCATAGCCTCAAAAAGAGACGTAAAGTTTGCCTTCGTTAACCATTTAAACGCTTGAGGGTTGGCTTTTATGAAATCCACAACTACACTATAAGTCCCTTTAGTTAAAGAACTTGTCTTGAACACATTACTTACTATTTTGGCTCCAGGTCCAAATGTAATAACACCCGCTAAATCCGTTAAAATATTTATCCAATCGGCCTCTCCGGTATTTGTCCATTGTTTAATATCCCAAGCCAATAACAATCCCCAAGCAACTTCTACAAGTATCGCTCCGAAACCTAAAGAATCTAAAACTACTTGTGCCCCTACACCCGCAACAGAATTCATTGCTTCTCTGAATTCCTTGAAGAATCCATCCCATCCCAACTCACTAATTTTTGCGGCTAAAGTGTTATTTTCACAAAGTTTTTTTTCAGGGTCGTATTTTTGTTCTCTATGATTATTACAAAAATTTGTATGACATAAATATTTATATCCTCCTTGTTTAAATAAAACATAATCTGATTTTGGATTCGATTTACAGGCAGTATAAACTTGTTTTGTTACCTCAGCACTTTTTTGAAATTGTTGACCTGATTGATTATATGAATTTTTTTGGGATTGATTTTGTTGATTAGTTTTTTGATAGTCAAAACCTTGACGTAAAGTGTTTTGGTCTATTGTTGTTGGGAAAGAGTTTTTTTGATACGGTTGGTTAGGAAAAACATATTTCGCATCTATCCCACCTGTTGGTATCTGACCTTTAACGTCTTCTCCGAATTTACCTTTACTGTCATAATAATAAACAGTCATTTGTTCATTTAATAGATTAGAAAAAATCTCGAGCAAATTTTCAGATTGAGCCCTATCAAATTCATTTTTGTAATATAGAGACAATATTGCTTTTTTTTCAGATTCTGAGAGATTCATTACATATTAACTTTAAAATTTATATCGTTCTCTAGTAAACTTCATCAGACCTCTTATCAAACCTATTACAACAATTGCAATTATAGAAATTACCATTCCTGAGGCAGGTGAAATATTTATGCCCGCAATGGTACTAAAAAGAAATGAATGTATCAGACCAAAAGATAAGACATTAATACCAAAAATTCTCTGTAACATAAAACCAATCTTTTGTTCTATTCCGCCTTTAACATCTTTCAGTTCTGTATCGAAAGAATCCGCATCTTTACTATTATCGTATTTAAGATAATCAGACCAAAATCCCTCACCCAAATTCTTAGATGAAAACATACTTTCTAAAGATGATTTTACTTCGTCTTCACTCATTTTGGTTACGTCTTTACCAAAAAAATTAGAAGCATTTTGAATTAGTTTTTCAGGATTTGGTAGTTCTGATAATACTTTATCAGGTATTGATTCTACTTTTTCTTTTACTGATTGTAAAACATCAGATAAACTTTGACCTGCATCTTTTACATAATCGTCACCAGGGTAAAACATAGAATCCATTGGCGACTCTGAAATGATTGTACTATACCCTTTATTTTTATGCATTTCCAAAATTCTTTGTTTTTCTGATTTTGGAATATCGTTAAATAAATTTTTCATTTTATTGTAGTTTTTTGATATTTACAATCAATTTTGAATTGACCTAGATGCGACTTTACCTTGGTTTAAGAACCTGTCTCTGATTTCACGGAATTCCTTTGCTGTTAAATTCTTTAAACACATCTTGAATAAAAGGTCTTTTTTAACGCCTCCATCTTTAATCCAACCTCCAGGTTTTTTATCTACGGATGTATTGTCTATAGCGGTCTCTTGTTTATAACTCATACCTGAATCCTCCCACTCAATTTTAACAAATTGTTCTTTCTCCGCTTCAGGACTATTCATTTTTGTTGCACTACCAACAACATTATAAGTGTTCCAAGTAACATTATTAACACCATCTTCTTTTGCTGCAGTGACAAAATTGTTTGCCCTTTCTTTCGCTAGCGATTTGTTGTCGAAACCTTGGGCGGTACCAACATTTGACGCACCTCCGGTCACTTTTACCAAAGTATTGTTTGGTAAATTTTTTAGTTTTTTAATGAGTTCCTTGTATTCAGGTAAATTTTTATTTATTGCAGAAATTCCGTTTTTGAATAGGTTAGAACCCAAAAGTTCTGTGTTTTTGTAATATGTTAATTTTTCTTTGAATGGTTTAGTATCGTCTTCCATACCTGGCGCTCCTGTTCTGTCATCCCTATAAGGTTGTTCAGACAATGTATAACCACGTTTTTTGTGTAATTCCAAAATTCTTTGTTTTTCTGATTTTGGAATATCGTTAAATAAATTTTCCATATGTTTATATTTTTATTATAAATATACAATCACTAAAAAAAATCAAAATAAAGATAAATTGTTGATGGTTTTCATAAAATCGTCATAGGTCATTTGAGTTCTTCCCGAACCTTTATCGAAACCTCCTCTTCTCAAATCTACAATTATTTTATTTGTTTTTGGGTCAACACCTACCAAATGAAAACTGTGTTTTGGGTTGGCAGGAAAATCATACCACTTACCGAACTTATATTTTTTTTGTAAGTCAGTTAAAACTTTACGGTATTCATTAATGTCTTTAATTAAATCTCCTTCCATTACCACGTCGTAAAATTTATCAACATAATGTGTTACACTTCTGTTAAAACTTTCTGTGTCAAATTCACCATAAAACTCGTACATGTATTCTTCATAATTGGTGACATCTAATTTATGTCCGAAATGTGAAATTAAATAATATAAATCTTTATCGTATAGACCTGATTTTTCATATAATCTTAAAGCATTACCTACGGTTGTAATATATTTGTAAAAACAACCGGTTTTTGAATATATACCAAATTTTTCATATACATCGCATGTTTCTTCCCTAACTTCTTTTTTAAATTGTTCGTTTCTTCCCTCGTTTTCCATGTTTACATAATCGCTCCAAACATCTTCACCAAATCTAGGGTAGATATTATCAAATATTTCAACCGCCGATTCCCAATCACCATCTCCATCTAACATAGATAATGTTGGAGCAAATAATTTCAAAATCTCATCAAGTTTTGCAAGGTTTTCATTATTGAATGAATAAAATACCCTACCTACTCTCCAATCATAATCATCACCATAATCGATAAATTCATAACCACCACCATAAGAAGAAAAAACTCTGTTCAAAATCCAAATTGTATCTTCTGATATATCAAAAGTTTTGAAAAATTGCTCGTCATCATCAAATTTCAAAAATAAAACAGAGTTTTTCGGATTCTTTTTTGCAAACTTAACATCATCAATTAAACTATCCATGCGTCCCAAGGTCCAACTACTTTTTGGAATTGTTCCTTCCGCCAATTTTTTTAATCCTAAATATGTTGTGGTTGAGAACCAATCTACATAATCTTCAATATATTCTACAATAAAAGAATAATTTTGAACTATGTCTGAAAATGATACAACACCACCATCAAAGTTTTCTGAAGTTGTGTTACCACTTTCATTTACATGTATATAAAAAGATGAGTCATGGTCTGCTTTATTAATTAAAAAAAATAAATGACCTCTACTTAATTGAGACCAAGAATATCTACCAAAATTTCTTTCTCCGCCATAATATACGGCAACACTATAAGTTATAACTTCAAAAAATTCGTAATTATCGTTTTCAAATAATAATTTTTTACCTTCATTTAACTCTTCTTCGGTCATAAAACTTTTTTACATAAATATTAGTTTTTTTTGGTTTTTACAAAAAGTTCCGTATATTTGTAAAAGAAATCAAGTTCTTTAAAATATTGGGGATGACATAGCATCGATTGGCACGGTTGTCAATCAAGGGCGCATCAAGGACGAACTAACCTTGTCAAAATGGTTCAAATCAATAGACGGAAACGTTATCAACAAACTTTCAGCTGTAGGACTTGTTCGTACTTCTGAAACAGTAGCAGTAGCCTAAGGCGAACCTACCTCGGGTCGGCGTACTTATAACCTAGGAACAGAAGTACTTGAAGTGTGTGGTTTCTACCAAAAAAGAAACAAAAACCTCGTTTTGTCTGTTATGAGGAGGTATTCAAAACAGAATATTTCGGAACATTATGAATTAATGTTGTAATATGTGCGTAGTCCTTGATTCGCAAAGTGAGCAAGACCGGGGGGCGGCACCCCGCATCTCCACCATCTAAAACCTCATCAGAAATGGTGGGGTTTTTTATTTTAATAGGGATGCGGCATATTCCAATGCCCCCCAATGACCAATTCCTGAAGGTGTCTCTGTCGCCCCATCAACAACACCTGAACCCCTACCTTGACTTGGACCAACAATTACATTACTCGCAGGCACTCCTTTACTTACCGCATTATTAATTGATGTTCGGACACCTGCAGATATCGCATAAGGTTCAACAATAAAAAGTTTATTTTTATCATCCATTGCACTTGAAATATCATTTGCATATCTGCAACCCGCGCTAAATAAAATCACATATGAATTTGGATTATTCTTTATAGAATTTAAAACATCAGATAACTCAAAATATCTATGTCCAATAACATTTTCTGAACCTGATGATTTTTTAACTTTGTCAACTTGTTGATTTATATTTAAATCACCTCCTCTTGTATCTAACCCACCCATTAAAATGATATCGGAATTACCGCCATCTTTTTTTACTGTAATTGTAGAAGGTTCATTTTTTTCTTTTTCAATTTCTTCAGATGAAGATTCCGATTTACAAAAATCGGGTGTTTTCCATTCTACCTCTTTATCTTCCAATTTTTTAATATAACCTGTTGTTATCGGACCTACAACTCCGTCATCTTCAATCCCCATATCAGATTGAAATTTTTGAACACATTTTTTTGTTTGCGGACCAAATTTACCGTCAATATAAATCCCTAAAATTTTTTGTAATTCTTCAACATCAGTACCAACTGAACCTACTTTTAGAATTCCATCCAAAGTAAAGGATTCATCAATTCTCATGATTTCTTTTATTCTTAATATGTTTTCAATCAAATTCATAATAATAAATATCATAAAAATAAAAAAGGGTCATCACCGAAGTGAAAACCCTGTTTGGCTATTGGTTTCGTGGTTGGGTTTCCAATAAACCCAAGTTTAATTGTAGTGAGCAAATAACTCGAATCGTTCGACCACTCGACGGATGTGTTAAACAGTTAATTACCTCTGTTTTTTATTCGTTTCGCTGAACCCCAAACGAACGGTGTGGTTATCACATCTACTCACACTCTTTAAAAGGTGGACTATTTTTTTGTTTTCATGGGTATGGGGTATGAAACACATAACAAGTTCCTAGAACATAAACAAAAAACCCCCGAACACAATATTTTTTTTGTTTTTTTATTATCCCGAAAAATTAGGTGGCTTCATCCGATTCCACCGTAAACGGTTCACTAGTTGCGACGCTTTGGAGTTGAACCAAATTAGTGATGCTTATGAGACACCCCCAGATACCGACCTGACCGCCCGCCATATTTTATAACCATAAGTAAAGAACAATTTCAGAATATGCTACTGACTCGCGTATAATCGGTGACTTTCATCACTCTTTATTGTCAGGTTCACACCAGACCTCCTTTCTGAATTGTTTGACAAAGTTAAGTATTTTTTTTCAGTTGTCAAGCACTTTTTTTGATTTTTTTCATCTCCCCCACCCTATCATAAAAACAACAACCTAAATACTGACAGGGTGGGGTGACATCCAAATCTTTCACAAAGGTAAAAACTTTTTCGGATATCACAAAATTAAATTTAAAAAAAAACTATTTGACTTCTTAAAAAATGTTAATTATAATTGAACTTGAAATAAACAAAATTATAAGAACTATGAAAAATCTATTATTTATTTTTGCAATCGTCATTGGACTTTCATCTTGCGGTGGGTCATCAGAGGGAACTCCATCAACTGATTCTACTTCAGTAGATTCTACAGTGGTTGATTCTTGTACTGTAGATACTTGCAAAGTTGATTCTTGCAAAAAATAATTTACACAAGATTCACAAAAATAACCCTGAACATTAATTTGTTTGGGGTTTTTTTATTAAAACAATCTTTTGATTTTTTCTATTTCCTCTTTTAACAGATTTTGGAATTCTGTATTTCGATTCTCATTTGTCTTATTCTTATTAGCAGGAGTAAACCAAGTTTTACCCTTTAAAGGTGGTGCATATCTTTCCTCATCTGACATTTTACTTTTTTTTGCAGGAGTAAAAAAGGATTTTCCTTTGAGCATATTCAGAGGTGCGGCTAACGCATCGGCAAATACTTGATGCGCAATAGTTAATCCCTTGGTTCTTTTAAAAGCACCTGTGGAGGTGTCGTCACCATAAGTTTTTATATTTTGAGATTTAGGTTTCGTTTCCTCACCTTTATTTCTTGTTGTTTTATTTTCAGGTTTTTCTCCTGAAACTCCAAAAAAGCTACTTGGGCTCAAATTACTAAATCCATCATTTATACTAAACTCAACAGGGTTCGAGCCAAATCTACCTATTTTCTGACCAGTAGATACATTATCACCTCTTGATACCAATATTGTATTAACACCACAAAATTCAGAATAAATGGTTGAGCCATTGAAATTGTGTTTTATTTTTATATTACCTCCACATGACGAGTATGATGTTGTTGTTACAACACCGTCGTAAGGAGATAAAATTTCTTGCATGTTATATCCTGCATATTCTAAAACATTATCACCTTTCTTATTTGACGAACCGTTTATTGGTTTTATAAATGTTGACATACTTTTTTTGATAAATACTTATATTTATAAAAAAATCATATATGAACTTATTAAATTTAGCAAAAAGGTTAGAAAGATTAATTCCTGATGATTATAGATATAGTTTAACCAGTATTCTCGGATTTTTACGTACAAACTCAACTATGTCACAATTGACAAAACATTTAAGTTTAGAACAAAATATTCAATTATCAATTTATTTAAATGCGATTGTAAAAGGACAAGACCTAAAAGTTGTAGAATGGTTTTCTAAAAACCTATATATGGTGGATGTAATTTGTTTTGAAAATCATCCTTATGATATGGAGTGTGATGAATGTAATGGGCGTGGTGAATTTGACTGTAGTTATTGTGACGGTAGTGGTAGTCAACATTGTGGTGAATGTGATGGTGATGGTGAAGTAGAAAATGGTGAAGGTAATATGGAAACTTGTGATTGGTGCGATGGTGATGGTTCTGAAGATTGTGGTGATTGCGGAGGTTCAGGGACCGAATCTTGCGGCGCATGTGATGGTAGCGGAGAAGTAGATGGTCCTGATAATGTACCAGGTGTTGAATTGAGAACTTATTTGGGATTCAATCCGAAAATTATGGATAAATTATCTTTGATGGAAAAAGAAGGAAAAGAGGTTAAAGAAAAATTAACAACATTTTTACATGAAAATTTTATAGATTTAGGAAGTCACCAATATAACGATAACGACCTATATGATGTTGATGAAGTTCCTGAAGAAAGGTGGGGTAAATGTTTTGTTAATAACATTTATGAATTTGACGGTTCAGTAATTACACCAAGTTTTTACAGAAAAAAATATTACGCATTACATGTAAATGATGTTTTATTGGACACTCCTAATCCATGAGTAAGTTCCACCAATAGTTAAAGTTATACCAACTCCGAACATTACATTAACAGGAAAATTTGTTAATATATTTGGTCTTACCACAGTTTTTTCAAACTGACCCGTTCTAGTATTATAAGTTGTTTTTATATATCCTTGAGTTTCATTTTCCAAGATGGATGCGGTTAATAACACAACACCACCAACAATCATTATAGGTCCGTTTTTTGGTTTATTTGAATAACGAAAAGTTTGAGCCTTGGAAAGACCAAAACTCAAACTTAACATCAAAACCAAAATAAAATTTTTAAAGTTTTTCATATTTGGGTTTTATTAGTTTCCATATTATGGATGAGTAATCTTTTTTATCCCACATCGCGAACATAACCGCATGAAGTCCTTTTTTATCAAAATTTCTCTGAACAAATTCTGCAAACTCCTTTTTAGTAGGTTCAACCTCTTTATCACCATACTTCCCATATCTATAATAATCGTAGTATTTACCGCAATACTCAGATATTCTAAAGTATTTGTATTTTAACTCCCCCATATAGGACTTAACTTTTTTATAGAATTCATCAGGAACGTCTTTTAATAACGCATCTATATCATCACCATTACTTAATACTTCCCATATAGAAGTTGTAGAAACTTGAGTCATTATTTTATGTAATCTCAAATACTCTTCTCCTTTTATTTTCATTCTGTCTCCATTAGAAAATCTAACAACGAATCCTTCCTCGTTATTTTTCACAATAGATTTTAAAGTACGATAATCAGATATTCCATCGTATTTCTTAACAACTTTAAATCCTACGTTTGAAACTATGTTTTTTAATCTAACGTCAACATCTTCACTGTATAAATCAACTTCATATCCTGTTTTTGTGTTTACCATACCTAACAAGATTATATCCTCAAAATCGTAATCCACCACTATCCGGTTTGATTTATATATGATTTCAAAAAGGTAAGTGTAGTCCTTATGTAAGGAGTTGTAGTGAGCGAAGTCATAATTAAACATCATTTCATACCCTTTTACCGCTTGGTCAGAAGTAAAAGAACCTCGAGTTGCCATAACCCAACCACCTTCGTAATAGAAGAATATACCCAAACTACCGTCCATTTTTTCATAAACCTCAAAATCTGAAGTTGGGGTGTGTTTTCCCTCCTCCATATTGAAGAATTTTTTAAATGGTCTTGCAACTACATTTCCTTTATCGTCAGTAACAAGACCACGGCACATTAAAGTGATATCGTCCCATAACCCTTCATATTGAACCTTTTCTGTGTAGTTCCATATGGTAAGTGGATAGGTTGGATGCTGTTGTTTATATAGCAGTCCATCCCGATAATATTTTTCTAATGTCTCTAACATTTTACAAAGATATAAAAAATTATTTTAACATTCCTTTCTGAATTGCAAATTCAAACATATTAACCAAATCTTCATAAAACTCGGGATTTTTTAATTGTTCAGGTTCTCCCTCATGTTCAACATCACAATCATCAAATAAATCGGGTTTTAATTCGTATAAATTTACCTTTTCATCAACCGCCTGTTTCAAAAGCGGATAAAACTCATTTAATAACCAATATTCGTTATCCCATATAAAATCATATGACACCGAACCATTTGAATTTGGGTAATTGATACAAGCAAATGATGTCCCATAAAATTCATCATCTTTTTTTACAAGTGATGCAAGTTCGAATTGGATACCATCAATTTCTTCCGATAATATATTATAGGTTGCAAACATGGTTTTGGGTTTTTGAAAGACAAATATAATTAAAAAAACTATAAACTTACAACACAGATTGGAAAAGTGTTTTTTGTAAAATATTTTACGTGTTCTGATGGGGACACTGGATGATGTTCATGGACCAATTTTTTTATTTGACAACCATCAAATTCTTTCTGACATAAATTATTATTACTCAAATCTAAACCAAATCTTGAAAATTTACCCCCCGGTTTAAGGAAGTCTTTTATAAAATGAAAAAACTTATATGTATTTTGGTCACAGTGAGTGTCAAAATAAACAGAATCATATTTCATACTGTTTATTGATTCTATCACAGTTGTCCAATCACCATAAATTATGTTAACATTTTTTTTATCTTCAGACCAAATTTTTAATTTTTCATATACCTGAGGATGCCCTTCAACTATTGTGTGGGTTTTTGGTTTTCTTTTTTGAGCATAACTTGCAAATATACCCATGCCGAAACCAACCTCTAATAAATCATCACCTTCATCAACTAAAATCTCAGCAGTTCTTTCCATCAAAGAATCTTCACAAGAATCCATTACAATATTAATCTTTTCGTTGAAAGTAAAAAAAATACTATTTTCATTAAACGTTAATTTTTTTTTAAAAAAAGAATTATTATTCATCTTCGAATCCTTTATTTTTGTTATTTTTTTTATTGGAAGATTTGTTTTTACTCTGATTCCCTTTGTTTTTTTGTTTTTGCGAATCGTTTTTTGTGTTGCGATAAGTTTTACCCATGACTATTATCCAATTACTCCTTTTAATTCATCTGTGTGGTGGTCAAATTCCATATCTGAAAGAATGTCCCTTTTTTCTAAAGTGGGAACAATCTCACGAATTAGGTCGTAGGGACGAAATCCTTCAGAACCATCCATGCCAACATCCATTTTTCTGCCCTTACCAAATTTCTTATCCTTTGGAAGGTGAACGTGGCCGTGAAGGTGCATGACACCTTTGTTCATACCGTTCCAAGAAGAAAGTGGATAGTGCATCAAAACAAATTTTTTACTACCTACATTGAGTTCAACATAATCACTCACTTGTTTAAACAATCCTCGTGACCCATCTCTGTTTCTTTCAATATGGTGGTCGTGATTACCTAATACAAGATATATGTTTTTACATACAATTTGGTCCCAAAATTTACGGATGTTTTCAAACCCACCGAAAGACCAATCTCCCAAGTGAATTAGAACATCATCTTGACCAACAACTTCATTGATGTTATTTACAATTACCGAGTTCATTTTTTCCAAACTTGAAAAATCTCTTGTTTGAGAAATAGGAATTGAACCATCGGGCATTCTCCAATCAGTTGTGGAGCGACAAATGTTTTTGTGACCGTAGTGAGTGTCAGATGTAATCCATATTTTGGTTCCGACATCAAGTTTAATTACGCTCATAAATCTTTTTTTTCTGTATTGATATACTTAAATTTTTTTACTTTTTGAGAAACAACAAAACCATCTTTTTTGACAAG